TCTTCTTGGAGGATCTTCGCAGCGATGTCATTCGCTACTTTCATAAAATCAATTATCATTTTTGCCTCGTGGGGTCCAGCGTATAGAATTTTGCCAGCGCTCTGTGTATCTCTGGACCCGTAGACGCTGAAGATGATTTTCTTCATCTTTGTTTACGGTCTCCATTGCTTTCTTTTCACGAGCTTGTTTCTGCTCAATATCTTTCATAAATTTATCAAAATGTGACGCTGACATCGTTTCCTCCGAATGTTAAGCTAAGTAAAAGTTGGTGGGGAGCGACTTTTGTAAGATCCCATTTCTTAATTCTGGCATTCTCACATGCAAAACCACCCATTCCGATTAACTTAAGGTTAACCTTTTTGCTACAAGCCATGGCAAAATATATTTTCTTGAGTATCTCTTGAGTTATGTTTGTTATCTCAAAGGACACTGCCATTTCGTTAATACTAGACTGACTTATCGTGTGTAATGACCCAGATATATTAGCTATTGACATAGCATCATCTGAGCTAGATATATAAAGCTCATGGCTATCAGCAGTGCTGCTAGCAAGGAGACCATCAGGGATCATAGGTCTTATTCTTTCCTCTAACTCATTTGACATTATTAAATTATCAGAAGTAAGCATTTGCTCATACACTTCATTAATAACCTTCATATTCGACTCGTTATCGGTAGCCATATCCGCATCCTCCAAGCAAGCCAACATCATTAAAGATATCGTCGCAACGGGCAGCGTACTCAAGATCAAGTTCAGTTACAGCATTTACATCATGCGTCCAAACCTCAATCGTGATCTCCATACCCCCAATAAGAATATTTCCATGATGACCAGATTGAGCCTCATCTTCAATCAGCTCCTTAATAAACCAGTTACGAGTCTCAACATCTTCAAATGAAAATTTCTTTATAAGACGCTCTGGCTGCTGTAGCGTTCCCCATGTGCTTTTATCTACCGCTATTGGCACTTCTGCAGAGGATTCTCTGATCAGACCGAAAACACCTTGCTCAGAGCCAGATGTCTTTTCCTCATTTAAGTAATTCTTCATAACAGACCGAAGCATCATTATCCACTCTCTAAATTAGTGTTCTACGTTCATTGCGGCGACGACACCTTGCATTAACTTACTATGAGGTAATCCATCGAAATATGTCTTTGCTCGAGCGTAGAGTCCCGGAGTAAGCTCTTTTAATTCTTTAGCTGGATCCAGACCCTGCTTCTTAGCATCTCGAACCATCTTATTATAGACATTCGTCAGGAATCCGTCCCATATAAAATATCTCAACGGAGGCCAAGCTTTAGCTGCAGCTCCGGCATTTTTTAATTCATCTGCATCTTGTTCGTTAATAGCATCTAATTCTAATAAAGCATTTGCAAAGAACTGTAATGCAAAATCGCTTATTTTATCCATGTCGTCGGGGAAATCATCATATATCAGTCGGAAATGCTTGAGTGCATCCGCCTCCAATTTTTTAACTCCGCTTGTGCTTAGTCCCATTTCTTGAGCGACCTGCGCTAGAGTAACCTCACCGGCGGTAGGATCGCCTCTCTTTACAGCTTCAAGATCATCCTCGGATGGGCCACGGTAGTCTTCCTCTTCCTCATCGTCAGGATGAGTAAGAAGCTCAAACTCATCCCAGCTACCTTCGCCCATTAGCTGTACTAGTAATTGGTTTCTAATATGTTCACGAGCTTCCTGAACCTCTTCAGGTTCATTCATTCCACCTTGATCATTAACCTGTACGCTGAGAACCTCATGATCGTCGACAAACTTTTTGAATTTTTCGTAAGTCTTACCAGCTATCTTAGCATCATTAGGTAATTTGTGCGCCAGCGCATAAAGAGCGCGAGCAAGATCCTGAGTATTTACGGGAGAGTATTTAGGGTCGTCAATTGGCGGCTCATCTTCGCTTAATTGAGTCGCCATTTGTGGCGCTGGACTTATTGGCATATCCATTGGATCTTCTTCTTCTGGCCCGTCATCCACAAATTGGGTACCCGCCCGCTCACCATCAGCCCAGCTTGAACCACTGAACGCTGGATATCCGGAAGCCTGCTCAAAAAGCAACTTTCTTGCTTGAGCTCTTAAGTTTCCAAAATTCTTGTTAATCATTGTTACCACCTCACCTACTAAATATGAAGAAGATCAGTAGTTTTTCTATTGACCTGCAGCTTGATTCATTGCAACGCCCGCGCCGATGGTGATTCCAACACCAGCAACAATACCTATAACCAACGCCCACTCTGATGACAGCTTTGGTCTTGTAAGTCTTTCTTCTAAATAAATGCTATAATCACGATATCCGGTGAGCTGCGTGTTATAAAGATCTGTCCTTATAGTAAAATTAGAATTGCACGTATCTAATTCCAATTGCTTCGCAGATATTGCTGTTAAAACAGCTAAATCAATACTCGCTTGACAACGCTGGGTCTGTTGCTCTAAAGTGGCTAAAAGAATAGCTGCATCGGGAGATGTAAGTATGACTCCATCAAACGGTGCAGGATCGCCTTCCTTTATTGGAACAGGGTCTCCAGCGTATGAAATAGCTGGGTGTAATATTAAGAATACGCAGATCCACGCAGTGAGTATTGTACTAAAAACCTTCATACGAAATTGTATGAGGATTAGCCCTCTAGTAAACCTGCAAGCTTACGCCAGCGTTCAAGAACTAGAACACCATCAGTAGGTGAGGACTCTTGAGCGACAGGTTCTTTTTCATCACCTTCTTCCCAGCCGTAAGGTTCATTTACATCAACCTCGCCAGCTGATAGAGCAGCAATGGCGGCAGGAACATCTGGCTCATCAATAACAGGCATGTCCTCGCGGCTTGGTGCGCTGGAAGGTAGGTCAAACTTGACTGAACCGAGATTATCTACAAACTTTGTAACCGCGGCGTCCACAGCTGCTTCACCCACTTCGTCAGTGAACTTTTCGATTGTTGTCTGAACTGTTTCGGGATCCATCTGGTATGCGCCGCTTTGAAGATACGCTTCCAGCTGCTTGCGGATAGGACCCTCTTCGAATTGGTCAAAGCCGCCAGTCGCTGGCTTACCTGAGGTGACACCGAAGCGACCGACTGTTAAAGCATTAAGGACGGGTATCAATTGCTCTGCTGGAAACTCTACTGCGTAACCACCAATCTGCGCAGATGGATCGACCATCGCTGTTGCAACCCACCGGTGGTGACCATCCATGATATGATTATCACTTGATATAAATGCACCAAGGTCTCCGCCTGCTTGATCATCTCGGATCATGCCGAGGGCCATGCTTAACGCCTTCTCAATATTCATGCTTGACTGTGAAGGCTTCAAATCAGAAACTGAAAAAGAAGCGCCACCTACGCCAATAACATCATCAGCAGCGCCTTTGTCAACGTCATCTGCTCCAGACTTGGTTAACTCTTGTGCTTTCTCTACATCACTTGCAACAGATGAAAGAGGAAGCGGAAAACGCTTTACATCGACATCTGCTGGACTAGCATCTTCTTTCAAGACTGTCCGAATTTCATTTAAGATTACACTTCGGAGCTGGTTTCCGCCCAATCTTACTGACTTGTTTGTAGTAGCTGCGATGCCGAAAACTTCTTTAAGAGTTCTATTTCTTTTCATTTGTATCCCCTAAGCGGTCGATATGTACTTCATTAAATATTCGGTCTAACCCAAATATTCCTTAAGTCGCCGAGCAATCTCTTCCTCTGGTGACTCTGATGTTAAAATTTCTTTTATACGTTTCTTTCTTTCTTCATCAAGAGACGCAATTTTTTTCGTAAACTCAAGCTCTGCAGCCTCGTTAGACTTAAAGAAAGTTTCTAAATTTTTCTTTAGTGCAGCGCGTTCTTTTTCGGTGGCTTCTTGTTCGCTGGCTGCTAAAATATCAATAAGCTTATTTTTCTCTTCTAAAGCTTTCGCAGCATCTCGAGAGCTGTTTGTTAAGGCAAAAATGCCCAATGCCCCTACTAGAATGCCTATTAAAAGTTCCCACCGCTCTTTACAAAATACAGCAAAGGACTTCCATACGGTAGCTGTCCATGCTTTAAGGGCTAACCATGTTAACATTATCTACCGTGTCTCCACGCGATGGCGGCGTCAATAACAGACTGACCGCCGATGTATACAACTGCAATCATTCCCCACGTTTCGCTATCAAGACTGGCCCATGCTAAAAGACCTGTAGCTGTCAAAAACACAAAGAACTTTCTTGAGATAATTCTTCCAACTATTCTATCTATAATGCCAAGCTTTTCGCCTTCAATAGCAGCTTTTGCTTCCAGTATACCGATTTTGTCATCACCCATCATAGCCTCCATTATAACACTAAATATTATAGAAGTTAATTATCATCACTAGTCTGGCCAGTTAAGCCATACATAAGTTGAGATGGGTCGACCTCATGTAAGAAGCTGTGTACCATCTCTTGAATATTCCTAACATCGTTTGCAACAACATCATTATTTCTTGATATTGCGATAATAGCGCTTTGCAAATTCTGAAGTGTTAGTGTCAAGGAGCGATAATCTCTTTCAAGTTGCTGGATCCTTGCGTTGGCTTCTTCTAACTCTTTGTCTCTTTTATTTGCTGACCATGGCCACCATGACATATCATTGCTCCTTAGAAGAATCCTTTATTGCGTCGTACATCTCGATTGCGTCAAAAACACTTTCTGCGTCTGTACCTATTACCTTTCTTAATTCTTTGTTTAATTTTTCATCTGCTATTTTATCCACTATTTTAACCAAAGATGGGTCACCGTTAACGAGTCTAGAAATTAAACCATCGACAATCTCTTGCATAGACAATTTCTTTCGAAAAGCCAATACACGAAACTCTGCATGAGTCTCTGTAAGCAAGTTAAAGTGTACTGATTTCTTCTGAACCCAATCACTCACGGACCGCCACCAGAAGTAGCACCGACAGCAATAGGAACTTGTTCATCCCAATCTTCTTGTTTCGCAGCTACGTCTTCTTTCTTCTTTATGTCATGACGAGTAGCAAGAAGTTCTGCAACTTCATCTGCGATTTCTTCACCATGTTTATCAAGTAAAAAGCTTCTGGCTTTCGTCATGATTAATTCTTCTATATTAAAGAATGCATCAAAATTTAAGATTAACCTTGCTGTTTCAGCTGCAAACCTATCCACATCGATTGTAATATCTTCGCTCTCTCTAAGGAGCACCCTCTTTAAAGAGTACGTTTCTTCTTGAACCTTGGCGCTTTTGATGGAGTCGGATTCGATGTCTATAAAAATAGCTTGAAGCTGATCATCTAGAGATTTGCCATACCGGACTTCATCTTCTTCTTCTGCTTTTGGTTCAGCTTCTTCTGGTTCAGCTTCTTCTGGTTCAGCTTCTTCATCATCCCCAGCTTCTTCATCACCGCCCTCTTCGTCATCACCACCCTCTTCGGCGAATGGGTCGTCTCCGCCCTCTTCATCTCCACCTTCATCAGCCGGTTCTTCTTCGTCGCCACCCTCATCGTCAGTAGCAAAAGGATCGTCCTGCTCTACAAGTAGGCCCTTATAGGCTCGAGAGAAATACTCTTTTAATTCGTTTCTTTTCATCGTTCACTCCCCAGGCCGGCTGCGAATAGCTTCGCAAGCTTATCAGCTCTTTTTACTCTTAAGTCTATAAGGTCCCAATTAAGCTCTTTCATCATAGCAAAAATATACTTCCTGCGATCATTAAGGTAGTCTCTGAAATATGCTCTATCTTGAACAGACAAAACGATAATTGGCACAGAGCTCATTGGTATTCCCATTTCGTTTCCATCAACGAATATGTTCATATAACGATTTAAGAAACCATTATATACCGTACATACCCAGCCATTACGAGAAGCCATACCACAAGCTATAAAGTCTTTTTGCCAATCTTCAAATGTTCCAAAATCACGAGTAAGTCTCATGAATGTTAGACTGTCCATTGTAATTTTAGATGTAGGATCAGCGATATTATCGAAATAATACGCAGACAAGAAAGAACCGTTTAGGTTGTATGTTTCCTCTTGCTTAATACCTCTGAATGAAGAGTCTTTTGTATTTGACTCAGATCTATCAACAGAATCAAGTTTAGCAGATACGTCATTTAGCGCTTCAACATACGCATGCAGGTTTTCCACATTCGCGGCGATAGCTTTCTCGCTTAGCATGTCGGTGTTTATATCGTATTTTTTTGCTTGAACGACATACGATTCAGATAAATCTTTTTGTGGTTTTTCTGAATCTTTGTAAAGCGTCTCGTTTATCGCTTTCAATATTTCTTTTTCATTAATCGGCATGTTTAGTCCACCTCATATTCTTTTTCAAATTCTTCTTGATCGATTACAAAGACAACCTCATCCTGAGGTTCTTCTTCGGGAAGCTGTTCGATGGCTTGAACCTGCGCATCAACATCAACCGGTTCAGACGGGTCTAGCAAGTCTGGAATACGATAATCAGCCTCTTCTTCATTTAGCGCAGTTGAATCATCCGGACCACCTAAGACTTCTTCACCCTCAGCTGGTGCCGTGAACCTTGGCTCTTCTGGATCACGTAAAACGATTTGTATTTGTCCGGGTTTGTCCCCTTTCACATGAGCTATTGTATATTCATATCCAGACTTTTTATGACGGACTTTTAAGTCTGGTGAGAGGATTAGATTACCACGATCATCGAAAGCATCAGACTCACCCATAACTTCGTTGAGCCGAGTGTTATACTCTAATCTTAGTACGTCTAATAAGAACGCTGCATCTGCCATTATATTATCTCCGTATCCCTGCTAGTACTTCCCATCTTTTCGATTCTATCAGCATTCCATCACGCTTAAACGTTCTGTCTAAATAATGATGTACTGATTTATGAACCATACCACGGGTTAACCGGATATTACTCTCTGCTGTTACCTTTAACATCTGAGCTGCAATCTGTGGGATGAGCTCAGATAAGGAATCGAAATTCTTTTGTGCGAAGCGCTTGCTTTTCATAAGTGTTTCTTCATGTTCACCGCGCCATATCTCAACAGCTGCTTGAACTTCACCCTCAATAGCCTTGGCTGCATCTTCTAATGCAGTATTCACTAAATCCTTAAGACCACCAATACGGTTCTTTGCAGTGAGTGATGATTGCGAAGATTTAGATAGACCAGCCATCCAGGTATCTAAAGCTGCTGCAACAGCTACGGCTGGAGGTTGTTCCTCAGCAGCAGCTTCTTGAGCGGCGGCTTCGAGCTCTGCCTGCGCTGTCTCTTGTTCTTCCTCAGCTTCTTCTTCAGACGCAGGAGCACCTTCTTCCCCATCGGCGGCTTCTTCATCACCACCCATAGCAATCTTTTTGTCAAGTAGTTCTTGGTCATTTACATCAGTTGCCCAGGCGGTGACTGCAGCTTCATCGGGAGTAAGACCGGTTACTTTACCGACTGTTACGAATGCATTGACAACGTCGTCCCATGAAATACCTTCTTCTTCCTGTTCAAACAAGAGAGATGCTAAACTGTTTTCGTGTAGTGCGGTGCCTGACGGTGCATAGTGGGCAGCAAAAATCTTACTAGCCTCTTCATCACTAAGCATATTTTTTACAAGCTCATCACCACCGTCGCCTAAATGCTTAGTTCCAAGATCTGCCAATGCATCTAGATTCTTAAAGCTCTTTGCAATTTCCTCATCAGCTGCGTCATCGGCTTGATCAGCAACATCTGCAACCTGGTCAGGAGTCGCGGCATCTGGTCCTGCACCGAACAACTGGAGAATTAAGGCAACGATTTGTTGCTGGCGTGGTGATAGAGAGTCTAGCTTACCACCTATGCCAGCTTCGACGGCAGCGGCGTCGGATGGTTCTAGAACACTCTTAACAGCGCCTAATGCGTCTTTTGCGACATCAGGATTCTTTTGAAGTACCTGTGCACCTTGTGCTGCAGCCTTCATATCTGCTTTACCGGAAGCAGCAGCTTCTTTTCCAGAGGCTGCCTGTGCTGCACCGGCTGAGGCCTCGGTAGTTTCGGTACCTATACTTTCAGTTGCACCAATAAGCTCGGTCTGGAGTTTTTGAAGATTTATTGCTGCAAACTCTTCAAAGGGTGATGACATGATGGCTGCTAAAACAACATCATCAGACACAATATTTCCAGAATCATCGCCACCAAATAGCTTTCCTATGAAGCCCATAACCTTCTTAAAGAATCCACCGCTCTCAGACTCTGCATCTTTTGACCCTGTCTGCCAGGCTTTATTAAACCATTCTGGTACGACGTAAGTTTTTTCAACAGACTTCTTAAGGTCATCTGGTGTGGGGAAATCTGGTGCATCATCGCCACCTTCTGCGGCGGCATTCGCTAAATCACCAATAGTCTTGGATCCATCTTCAATCTTAGATTTTCCAATCTCGCCCTTTATAGTTTCGATACACTGAATTAATGCTGCTGCCTCACCCATCAGGTCTTGTACTTTCTTTGTTGTCTCTGCAACAAAATCAGCCCTCTGCTTGGGGTCAGCATCCTCGTCATACATCGCGTCGGTGTTCTGGATAGATTGACTATTTAGAGCGTCAACAATCGCAGCCCACTCAGGGGTGTCAGGTGTTGATGAACCAATTTGCTCCATAATGGACATTGCTTGATCAAGAGCAGCACCAAATTCTTGTTTATCTTTATCGTCAAGTGCCTCTGTAAGGAGGGTCTCTAACTCACCAGCTGCCAAGAAATGTTCTGCAAATAAATCAACCTGTGTCTTAATAAACAATCTAGAGCATTGCTTTGAAAGGTTATGTACTATTCCACTCATGGTTCGGAACTCCAATTAATATCGCGCTTACAAGTAAATATGGAGGAAAGATAGTTGGTGCTAAGTTGTATAGCGCCTGACTGCGACTCCAGCGGACTTAAGTAGGTTGACACCGGACATATCCCTATATTCTTCATCATAAACCACTTCCTCTATTCCGCCATTGATCATTGCTTTGGCACACATCTTGCATGGGCTTAAGGTTACATACATGATTTTTCTTCCGCGGATATTATAGTCGCATTTTAGCAAAGCGTTAATCTCTGCATGAATCATTCCTGAATTTCCTGGCTCGGTCGATTCAACTTCATTTGGACCACCAGAATAATTACCGTTGTAACCGACGGCAAGGACCTGCGTGTTCCTATCGGAAACTATAACAGCACCTACGCGGTATCGAGGGTCATAAGATCTACGAGAAATGGAATGAGCAAAGCCCATCCAGATCTCATCCCACGCTGGTCTACCATCCGAGCTCATTTAAGTACCTCTTAAGATCTTCGCAGCTATCAACCTCATCACCCCAAGTGGACCATCCTGGATTTTTGTGTCTTGCAAAGAGCTCAACCTTACTTTGATCTGGAAACATTTGTTCAATTCTAGAGCGGACTTCATCAGGCTTCTTGCTGTGTTGTTCCCTCATGTGCTCCAAGTATTGTCGTACATTTCTTGCCCCTCGAGGACGTGGGATCTTTCCGTTTTTACCAACGATGCATAACTCGCACTGTGACATTGTGTAAAAGCCGGGATTAACGCGCATCTTATTCCAGACAAACGCAACAGTAGAATATTTTAGGCCCCAACTTTTTAGTAGGTCAAGACCTTGGTCAAGATGAGGATTCGTTACCCACATAAAAACAAGAGCATCTTCATTCAAGAGTTGCTGCATCGGGAATTGCTTAAGCTGCTTTAGCTTGAGTGTACCATAATGCTTGCTAGCACCACCTGAGTCACCAGCTCCAGGCTTGGAATGCTGTAACTGGCCTTTATAATCCCATGGTGGATCAAGGTAGACAACGTCATACCTCGGGGTCGATTGTGTCAAAAAGTTCTTCAATGTGTTTCTCCTTAGGTAAAGTAAATCCTGCTGCTTTCTTGTGGCCACCGCCACCAAATTTCTTGGATATCTCCGATACGTCCACGCTTTCATGAAAAGCGCGTAAGCTAACCTTCGTTATCTTTGCTTCATGATCCCAAAACCAAATTACTGCAAAATCACAATCAGGGGCCAATCGAGCACCAATCTCTGACATCCAGTGAGAAGCGTTTACTACTAAGACTTCTTTACCACTCATTACACGAGGTTGCGCTTTTTCACAAACCTTCTTGACAACAGTCTTACTATACGCTAAGATATAAGAACCCCGTTTGCACGCATCATCAAAGACTGAATCATCTTCAAACTTCTCAAATTCTTCAAACTCAAAGGGGACCATATCAAATGCAGCGCTAAACTCCTTAGAGTATTCAAGCTCCCACTTCCAAAGATCTCTATCTTGAATGTACTTAATAAACTTTGGGGGCTCTTTTCCTGGATGGAAATACTCCCATGAAAGTATTGCTCCACTTTTAGTCATATCGAAATGTGTATTTGATATATCATGAAGCTCAACCATCGCTGATTTGTGGTGATCGATGATTAAGAGATTTTTTGCTTTCTTTATCATTCTTTTTGTTGTTGTTTTATCATAGGAGAAGTCTAAAATAACGACATTCTTCCCTTTTACATCTGGCGGCGGGGTGCCGTGTTTACACGCATAATACTCTGCTCGATTTCCAAGCTGTTTCCATGCTGAATAAGCAGCACCAAACCCGTCGGTACAGTCGGCGTGATAAATGACTACGTTAACCGCGTTGGGGTCCATTGAACTCATAATTTTCCCAGGATAGAATTTTAATTATCATTTTCTTTTTTCTGATGGGTGTAGGTATATTGGTCACTGGTGTCTACCCTTCTGCCATAATCGTCCTCTAGACGAATAGGGGGGTCAGAAGAAAAACCAGAAGATATTTCAAATATCACACTATCGCGAATTGCAGTCAGTCTATATGCACAACCAGCTTGAACATTCATAATTTCACCTTTAGTAAGACTAATTACCCTTGACGGATACTGACCCGGGTCATCGAAATGACGTTCATCAGCTATTTCAGCATTGATTTCACCGTTCTGAATATACAAGACCTCTTCCTTTCCTTTATGGAATTTAAGGCTTGTTCGATGGTTAGCACGAAGATGGATTTCTTTACCATGAAAGATACCATTCCATTCAACCTCATAGCCCCACGGTTTTTCCGTTGCTTCTGATTTGCCTGTCCAAATGCATCTATTCATTAATCAACCAACTCCCACCATTGAAGCGTTGTTCTTAATCCATCCCAAAATTGCTTTTTTGGAAACCAATTAAGGTCCTCGCTAATTTTATTTATATCACCCAAGGTATGCTTTACATCTCCTGCCCTCTCTGGAGCGTGGGTAACACTTAGATCGGGAAAATGCTCTTTCAATGTCTCTAAGATCTGGTTATTAGACACAGATTCGCCAGTTGCAACATTATACACTTGGAACCCTAAAGATTTAGAGTGCTCAGCTGCTGTTATCATTGCAGATGCAACGTCCTTGACATATACCATGTCCCTTGTTTGTTCACCGTCTCCATCGCTCCGTAGCGGGTCACCATTCTTGATACGAGTGCACCACGCAGCGACAGCAGTCGAGTAAGGAGAATCGCCAAGCTGGCCAGGTCCGTATACGTTGAAGAACCTTAACGCTACAAAGTCCATGTCATAGAGACGATTATACATCTCAGCGAATTGTTCAACAACCAACTTTTGAAGCCCGTATGGGGAAGTCGGGTCTTTCGATTCTTCTTCAGTTGTTGGAAGGCTTGTTACCTCACCGTAGCAGGCAGATGAAGACGCGAAGACAAACCTATCAATTTTATTGATGGCAGCAGACATTAATTCAATGGTCTTTTGCACATTTGTATGTGTCGTCAAGGCTGGGTATTTAACAGAGTATTCAACCCTTGGGTTTGCCGCAAGATGGAAAATCACATCGTAACTACCGGTTGCTACCCTCGACAAAATAGCTGCGGACGCAAAGTCAGCTGTTACAACCAACAATTCTCCGGAAGTAGGATTGTCGGCTTGCTCATCATATAAGTGCAGCATTCCCTCTGTCACAGTACGATGTTGAAGATCTTCAAGCGTAGAAAGATCCCCATTCGAGAGATCATCAACTCCCTCTACATACCATCCAGCCTCAATGAGCTGTCGGGATACATGACTTCCAATAAACCCACAACATCCAGTTACCAAAGCTTTACGCGGTTGCATACAATTTCTCCTTTTTTTAATCATTAATCTTTAGAAATATTTTAATCTTTTCTAGCTGATTGTTCAAATTCATATCATCTGTTTCTAGAACAAGACATTCACATTCTGTAGTGTCCTGAAATGCACGGTATAAAGAGTCTAGTCTTTTTAACATAGACGTTGGTAATTGGTCAGGATATTGATCATCCACCAATCCCGAGTAATCTTTTCTTAAGCAGATAATAAATTTTCCACCAGCCTCTGCGAAGTTCGTGTCCATCCAGCTAATAGCATTCATATCAGTTTCTCTATCAAAAGCCTGCGAATAGATGAGCTCACATGGATAAAATCTGTCAAGAATAACGCTAGCGTTCGTTTGTCTCATAAAGTCCATTAAAAATGGGCCACCATAGCGTAGCAGGTTGAGAAAATAATCTGGGCTATCAAGCTGAGTCTTCCATTCACCAGTGTTTTTGAAAACAGGAATGCCTGTTTGCTTGGATAATTCAGCTGCAATATTTGACTTGCCTGTCATGTCAGGTCCTATAAACGCAATCATCATGCTTGATAATCCCCCAGAATGTGTTCCAATAGATCAGCCCTATACTCAGGCCGGGGATCGATTACAGTCCTTAGAGCCTCCTCCTGCGCATCTACAAGCGCCTTCCGTTCAGTGGCATTAAGAGTTGCAAGCCACTTAACTTTTTCAATAACATCGTCAGTGCTTTCAACAAGGAGTGACTTATCAGCCAAACCAACGGGAACCGCATGCTGGAATTCTATCGGTACTAGTGCAGGTACATTACTTTTGATAGCTTCAAAAAATCTTCCAGTGATGTTACCGTAAGGTGTGTATGATGGCTTTGTGATATGCGTTACAGCAATCGAAGAGTTTAATACACCAAAAATATCTTTGTACGCCAAACGGGGTCCAAACGCGACATGCGGCGTTTGAGTCAATAGGGTCGCTGGGTCAATTCTTTCGGGTGACTTGCTTAGCCAGTTTCCATAAATCATAGTCTGGATACCAGCGTATCTAAGACCTGCACTGGGTGCCGTATAATACTTCGCGAATGGGTCTTCACGTTCGTAATTATTTCCAACGTAAGTATAGTTGTACGAGTACTCTACCGGATCAAAATAGCGCTTCATATAATTACACCAAGGAATTGTAATTCGCTTTCGGGTCTGGTGCTGGGGGGCTACGCATGCATCTGCAAGAATCGCATTGGGCCAGCGGAGCTCTTCCTCAGGAGTCATTTTAAGATCCCCATCAACAATAATAATAGGAATGCCTTGTTCATGATAGTAGTCAAGGACGGCGCATTGACGGTTATAGTCTGGCTCATCAGGATTAACGCCAGAATTCTTATACGTAGGCCAGCGCCATTCGACATATAGAATATCACCTTCTGGGTATTCTTTATCATCATATTCTACGCCTGGATATTGCTCATCATCGCGCATTTGCTGAAGCTGGATTGGGGTATGACCACGAGACAACAATTCGTTAACCCAGTCTACGCGGTTTCCACGCTCTCCATCAGGGGTATTGACGATGCTATTCTTTTCAAGAGGAGTGATGAACCCCCAAAAACTATAAAGTACTCTCATTATTTCTCCATGTTAGTTACTATTGATTATAACTAATTTATACGTTATTTTCAAGCTCACGTTTAGCTTTTACAAGAGCAGAACCAATTACTTGATGCATATCATAATACTTGTACTCAGCTAGCCTTCCACCAAAAATTACGTCTGATTGATCACGGGCCATCATTGCATATTTTTTATACATCGAATTATTACGGTCATTATTGATGGGATAATATGGCGTCTTACCACGTGTATACTCATCAGAATACTCTCTCGTTACAATAGTATTTGGTATCTTAGATGCCGTATCAGGTAAAAAGTGCTTGTGCTCAACGATACGAGTAAACGGTACATCAGGGTGTGTATAGTTCACTACAGCGTTTCCCTGGAAATCGCCCTCAAGTTCTTCATGCTCAAATCTTAAAGTACGATATTCTAGTTCGCCATGTTGAAACCCGAAATACTCATCGATCTTTCCGGAGAAGACCACCTTATCTGCCATACTGTTCCAGTGATCTTTATTGTCGAAGTAATCAATTCCTGTTTCGACCTTAACGCCTTCTAGCATATTGGTAACCATTGAGGTATAGCCATCGATTGGAATACCTTGATACTTATCGAAGAAATAATTCTCCTCGAAGACCATTCGTATTGGAAGTCTTTTAATAATGGAAGCCGGTAATTCTTTGGGATCCCTTTGCCACTGCTTCATTGTATAACCCTTGATGAACGTCTCATAAACCTCTCGGCCTACTTGTGACAAAATCCAGTCTTCAAGATTATCAGGATTCTCACATGGGATACGGACTTCTGCTAGTTTTGCTTCTGCCTCAGCTGGAGTCATTACACCCCAAAGTTGGTGAAGCGTCATTAGATTAATTGGAAAAGAAAAAATTCTCTCGTTATATCGAACCTTCGGCTTATTAACGTAGTTATTGAACTTCGCAAATCGATTTACGTAATCCCAAATACGATCATTGTTTGTGTGAAAGATGTGTGCACCATAAACATGAACATCAACACCACTACGTTTTTCAGAATAAACGTTACCGCCGATGTGCTCTCTTCGGTCAATAACAAGACATTTTTTTCCAGCATCTGTCATTTCTCGTGCAAATGTTGCACCAAAAATACCGGCACCGACAATCAGATAATCATATTCGCTCATTTACTTCTCCTCGCGTTAAATCCATAACCACTAAACTTTAAATTTTCCATTGCTTTAGCTGCGTCATTCTTCTTGCCTAACTTCCGAAGTTGATTTGCAACTAGTACAAGACCCCAGTCATGCCATATCGCAGAAAAAGGTGTTGGAAAAGCGAATTGTCTATGAAATGAGCGTAACACTCCAGCGGGTGATGTTTCTTGCGATATATCTTCCTCACATTCAGAGAGTCTATTCACCCAATAGCTCATCTCATTTCTAGAAGAGCATAAAATAGGTGGCATTGCACCATTCTTTTTCCAAAGTTCGAACTTCGACTTATTGACATTTGAAGTCTTTAGTATCTTTTCAGCCATGTCAAAATGACGCTCATAGATATGTAAAGAATTACTCGTATGAGTGTATGTACCAAGCTCTACACCAAGCTCATTTGCTAATATCTCCTGAAATACTGTGAATGCTGGAATGTCATAAGCAATTCCAAAAATTACATCAGAGCTTCTCATGTTTACAACCTGATGTAGCTTACCGTCTCTAATAAAGAACTGAAGTGCTAATGTACAGGGCACATCAAGCTTGGCATCTACGCTGTCATCTGGAACACGGATATGCATGATTGCTCTACGCGAATCAGGATCCTTTTTTAATTCATCTACGACATAGGCCCATTGGTCCAAGCGACCTTGCGCTATCTTAGAATGCGGCTTAAATAATCTTGCTCCGTATGCAGAGTTAGCTGTTATACCATCGTCAGAAATGTCTTTCCAGAAACTAGAGTATTTTGAAATCCATTCAGTCTTGTCATTTGCAGAAAGATACCAAAGCAGCTCAGCCACCATATACGTTATACTAAACTTTCGGCCGGCGACATACGGAATTCGATCACGAGGATTCAGTATAGTGAAAGATGCACCGATAATTTCTTTAACCTTCTGACCGCGAGGTGAGGCTTCGAACTGAGGGCTTTCGTAAACATGTCTTACCAAGGAAAGGTAGCAATGCGTAAATGATTGATAGGTGCCAATATGCAATTTTTACTCCATTTGTTAATAAGTGTAGACTTTTTATACCAAGCTAATCATATACGAAGAAGCTTAACTTTACTCATAGAAGTTTGGTATCCGAAATCATTTTTCTTGATTTCTGCTACGCACAAGCTGTAGAGAGGTAGCTCTGTTTGACCATCCCATCCCCAGCAAAACATTCTAAAGTTCTTACCGTCTAAGCCAGCCGCTGTAACGAGCAAGTAGGGCTTCTTATTTTTTGTAAGCTTCTCTTTTACGTCAGACACCAAGAACCAATATACATCATGACCTTGTTCATCAATCTCATCAATACACATGATCTCTTTTGATGCTAGTCTCTCTTGCACGGTTTCGCTAATCAAGGTGGATGCGTTAAAGGACCCAAAGTGCTTTACACTATTCTCCACCATCTCACGACGTGACCAGTGACCAGTCCCCTCTGTCTCAAGTAGGGCTTCCTTGAAGTTGTTCTGACCTCGTTCTGGATCACGCTTTGTCCACTTCTTAATGTCATTTTGTCTACCAATAATAACTTCGTGCATGTGCTTATAACTTTCGAATGTCCTATCTTTACCAACCAAATTCATAGACTCAAATGCCCTAATGTTAATCAACGCTTCCATTGCACGCTTATTGAACTTTGAATGTCGCCATTTCCCTTCGTCTGTCCACAACAAGTCATCAACGCTTTTATATGGTCGATTTGTAACGAGCTCATCAATAGCTGCGGTACCAATTCCTTTGCATGATAGAAGAGATGGCATAAACTTTTTACCTTCAAGAATAGTCCAGCTTTTTGTAGCGTAATTAATATCAAGGGGCATAACTCTATAACCGAGAGCCTTCACCTCAGCGAAAGCCTTGGCACGCTTCTTATCATTACCTGACATAGCTTCAAGATAAGCACAGAGCCATTCTTCTTCAAAGTATGTAAGAAGCCATGCGCAATAGTACGAATCGATAGCATAACAAACTGCATGAGACTTATTGAAACCATAGCCCGCAAAGAATAGAATCTTTTCGTATAAGTCATCCGCAAGCTGGCGGTCAACACCATTCTTAACAGAGCCAGCAACAAACTGATCCTTAATAGCTCGGGCTTTAGCTAACGATTCTGCGGCTTCTGATGCTTTACGCTTCATAATACTTCGTCGAACAGTATCAGTTTCCTCCTCAGGGAAACCGGCGACTACGGAACAAAGCTTCATGATCTGCTCCTGGAAGACGATCAAGCCATAAGTTTCTTCTAGCACTTCCTTAATCAATGGGTGCCCGTAATCAATCGTTGTTGGGTTGTTCTTTGCGTTGATATATAACTTATCAACTTTTGCTGTCAGAGGCCCAGGACGATAGATAGAGGTCAGTGTAGCAATATCAATAATACTCTTTGGCTTCGCTTTCTTAAAGAGATTTTGTGCTCCCTTACCAGCTAACTGAAAGATACCGGCCCACCGACCTGAAGCGTACACATGATTATACACATGCTGGTCGTCCATATCAAGAACCTTAGGATCCATGTTGGAGTTAAACCACTCGTATACTTGCTCGAATGTTGGATTTTCAATACCTTCTTTTCGCTGGAGGATTAGTTCAATAGTTCGCTGGATGACACGAAGGGTTTCAAGACCAAGAAGGTCAAACTTAATCCATCCAAATGTTTCAAGATGCTTATAGTTCATACCTTCAGCCCATGGGGTCTGGAGTTCACCACGAGCTTTAATAAGCGGCATCCTTTCAGCTATATCCTCTGCGACGATACAACCCCCAGCATGACGACCAAGAGCCTTGTTTTGTTTGAACAGAACTTGAATCGGCGCGGCTACTTCTGGATGGGCCTCAATAAATGACCTGAACGTCTTTGAATGCTTTATCGCATCTTCGTACAATAACACAAACAAGTTCTTATCGGTCCCTTGCTTAAATACTGCACGCTTTACATCATTCTCTACTGGTGCCAGCGCCTTATTCACTTCGTTGAATGGGATCCCATAGAAGCGAGAAATATCTTTAACAAGAGACTTAAGCTTGAATGTGTTGTAGTTAGAGATTGGAATGATATTCTCATCGCCCCACTTATCTTTCATCATGTTAATAAGCAGATCTCGGTCGCCTACATCAGTATCGATATCTGGCGCGCCTTCACGAGATGGATTTAGAAAACGACCGAACATAAGGTCGTACTCGAATGGATCGACATCGGTCAACCTGAGGACGTAAGCAACTAGACTTCCGGCGGCAGAGCCGCGGCCAGGACCGACAAGCATTGCTTTCTTAGCAATCTCAATGATCGCTTCCATCGTTAAGAAGTACCGAGAGAAGTTCTTATCCTTAATAATCTTTAACTCATGCTTTATCCGCTCAATATACTTTGGGTCGTCTGTTAGACCGCGGTAAACTAATCCCTTCTTACAAGCTTCAAGCAAAGCCTTATCATCTGTCATACCCTCTGGAACAACGTACGACGGTAGCTTCATCGAACGATCAGGAACAATCGCAGAGATCTTTTCATGGACAATTTGATGAGGTAACTCCATCGCTGCTTTTACAACTTCATCATCGTAGAATGGCATGCCCTCAGTACTTTCAAGGTACGTATCCCAAAGCTGTTGAGCATTCTTGGGATATAATTCACACTTAAGCTCTTCTCTTGATTGCGGAAGCTTTGAGGGATCCATATCTCGATAGTTCAACCAACCAAGCTTTTTGTATAGCTCACGCTCTCTCCAGTGTTCAGGACGAGCATAGTGAGAATCGGTAGTTACAACTAACTTGTCATTTAGACCGTTGCTATTCGCAAATTCGATAATCGCGCGGTTGACAAGGTGCTGCGCTGGAAGTTTATTGAATTGTATCTCAAGACAAACATCATCAATTCCTACAGCGTCTACCAGACCTTGATAAGCGTTACCGACGCCGGTCATGACCTTCTCGTTAAAAGAAGGATCATTCATAAGCTTATGACTCAAATTATCAAACTCAACATTCTGCGCATGTCGAAATACCTCATAAGCGATTGGGCCGCCAATACATGCTGTAGAGACCATCAGATGACCTCCTTCAGCGGCTTCCCTTAACATCTTATAGTCAATACGAGGAAAGCGATAGAACCCCTCTCTATAACCTCGACTGACAAGATGAAATAAGCGTTGGAGACCTTCGCTGGTCTTTGGAAGAACGACAAGGTGGTGGCGGCGCTTGATGGGGTCGTAGAATTTAGAAGACTTTGTCTCTTCTTCATTCTCGATTGTCAGACCTGCTTCTTCCTTTCCGATGTCAAGAATCTCATCATCACCATCAACAACCGCGGTTAGGGGTGTTGCAATTGCTTCACGTTGGGCTCGAAGAACGTGAAGAGCTTCCTTATCACCCTTCTTCGCAGCCTGACGAATTTCCATATCAAGCTTCCATGCATCAAGATCAGGGTGGACGTACATCTCGCAACCTGGCACAAACTTAAAATTACCACCGCGCTTCTGAATCTTCTCTGCATGTAAGAAAGCATGACCAAAAGAATTCATGTGACCATGATTTGTGAGGCACCAGCCGTCCATTCCATTCTCAATTACAAAATCGATATGTTCTTGTGGATAACCAAGACCATCGAAAGTAGAAAACCCGTCATGTGAATGAAGGGAAATAAACTTACTCGGGGCAGTAAGTGGTGACTTGCGCATATAGAACTCCTGGTGTGATTAATTGATTATACAACAGTCAGGGGTAATTTTCAACTATTTAGCAAGGATTTTTGACATAATATTCTATCAGGTCTAAGATTTGAGGAGCCTCATAGTCTTCACAGTCTTTATACGATCTACCCATTCTGGATTTAATTCGTTCGTAAAGATGGGCGTATGAATTTCTTCCCTTAGGATGGCGAGGTGATGGGGGTAGTTTCCCTTTAAGCTCATCACCCGCCTGACGGACCGTTTCTTGAATTATTTTTGCAATTTCTGGTGACATGCTAATCCTCTAATGTCTCAACTGACTCTCGTCCTACGTAGACTATATGTCCTGCTATCAAAAGCGAAACAATTTCCTGCTCAACTGATATTACTAAACCTGAATCGCCAGGATGAAGTATATAGCTGGACATATCATCTCCTATGCCTACATGTTCATCCATCATAACACCTATGTTACCAGGTAGCATTACGAAGATTCGCGTGATGTCATAAATTGAGAAGCTTGTTCTTTCGAAAGTGGAAAGCCGCGGTCAGAGAGAAGCGTGTATAATAGCTTAGCTCGTAGATCAGGCACGCCTAAAGACTCGCCCCATTGCCACTCGTCTGTTCTTCTATTACTTGAATTTCATCACGACATGATTTAATTTTTGTGTTGAGCAATGGAATCAATGACTCATCAGCTAAACCACTATCTAAATTCAGCTCAACAGCAACGCCTATGAGGTCATCTAGCTTACCATCTTCTAAAGCCTTGCTTGCACGAAGAAAACTCTTTTGAAGAGTCACTCGTAGGTCATCATCATTTACTCTGTCTGGATGTGTCATAAGCGCAATCTTCTTGAACAGCTTTCTAGCCCATTCGGGAGCATCAGACTTTTTATTACTTTCTGATTTATCATCGGCAAACCATTCTTTGTTTTGCTCCCTAAACTGCTCATCGTCTTTCGTAACCTCGAATTTATATCCTGAGGCTTCATTTGATTCTTCAGGAATATCTTTATCCCCAAACGCCTCTTTTGCTTTTGATATAAAAAATTCTACGTCTTGTGAATACTCGGACTTATAGTCTTCGAATAATTCAGTTATTTGAAGATGATAATGTTGTAGCATCTGAAGTTCAGATTGTAGAAACCGGATTTTTCTGCGTATGACTCTTGAGGGCGCTTGCATAGTAAATCTAACTATGCATTCAAACGATCAGTGATAATCCCATGTTTCCTTACATACGCATTAAAAAATTCTTTGTGGTCGACACCAGAAAGTACAATTATTGCAAGAAAATAATTGAACGCATCAATCATTTCTTCTAAAAATTCTTCTCTATCAAACTCAGGTACACCGTACGTTTCTTCCCTGTGGTCTTTCCAGTTCTTCAAATGAAGTAACGCTTCAAAAAGCTCTTCCATACCTCGAAAAGCAAATTCACGAATAGCCCTTTGGTTCTTCTTCTTGCTTAAATCTACCGGCCATGCTGGATAGGCATCTGGTATGACGCTGTTTATCTTTTGCATAAATTCTTCACGCAAAGCAAACATTTCTTGCAGCTTATCACTCAAAAGATGCGCCTGTGATAGCAAAGTCTTTGCCTGAAGATACGGAATCAGAAAGTTCGTCATCAGTAGAATTGACTTGCTCAGCGGCTGTAGCTAACATTTTCTGAAGGTTACTGTCAAAGTTTTCAGCGTATTCTGGATGAAGAGAAATAATACCCTCATCACTGACCGCAAAGTGCGCGCTTCGAAAATGATCGATGATATCAGTGCCAGTTAAGATAGCAAGCTGAAGTAACTGGGCGACGTGACCGATCGTCGTGTCATCCATTGTGTATGTAGAAGTTGATTCCATGTTTGTCTCCTTTTGACTAAGATATATTATATCAGCTCTTGTCCAAGCTGTACAAGAAAATTATGATAATCGTTTGGAGACTCAAGAAGGATCCACGTTACCATGTTATATGATAACAGTTTCCCATATTTTTTACATGAATTTCATTGCCCAAGCAAAGAATGCCATACTGAACTGAACTACTGCAAATATTGTTATGGCTTTGGTCTTAAACTGCTTTAAGTCATCTACTTCATTAAACTTAACGAGCATTTGGGAGGGTGAGGCAACTTCATCAACTTTATCTTTCCATGCCCGAAGTTCATCAACGCGGTCTTCCTTCACTCTCATTCTGGCTATCTCTTGTTTTAGCTCTTGGATCTCAGAGTTTAGTGACTGTATGCTTGTTGCTAGCGTCTCTAGCTCTTTCAGAACCAAACGTGAATATTCACTCCACCCGTTATTCTCTTCAGGCATTTTCTTTTCCAGTTGTGGTGTCGTCTGGTAGCGCGCACATATGATCTAAAATACGTTTTACCCTTTCTTTGCACCACTCTGGTGTGACGCCAGAATCATTGTCACTTAATTTAAGGTGCATCTCTCGTAGTTCGTCGATAACAAAATCTCTTACCTCAAAAGCAGAAGTCCACTCAGAAGTTTTATCGCAAAGCTGCTCTCTTAGAGAACGTAATTTCTGGACGCGCTTCTGAAACGCCTCACAATTTGGGGAATCACCCATACTAACTCCAAAAAAATATTGACCAACAAACTCTTTCTTAAGTATACTCAAAGCTTACGATTTTCTCGATAAGCAGTAATAGTCTCAGGCCAGATTTCTTCTGCGATTTCAAGACACGCACTGGCTATTTGCTGGATTTCCCACTGCGCACCCTCGTGCATACGTAACCCTATAAACTTAAGTAAATTATTAAGATTTACAGTCCCATAATATTCTGAATAAAGATTTTGAGGTAACACACCTCGAGCTTGTTCTCGACATACACCTGCTTTCATCAGGTTGTTATACAGTCCCATAGAGAGCTTATGGTGTTGTTCGACACAATGAGATGCAGTGAGTCCCATATCTGTATCAGAGAGGTCTGGAATGATGACTGGATCAATCTTCTTTTCGATATTTGATGCCTGTCGATTCGACTTGTGCTGGGTTCTAAATTCCTTGGGCTCGTAAAAACGGATATCAACGTCGGTGTATCGACGAGAGATTTCGTTATAAGACCATGTTCTATGACGATGGTGCTGGCTACGTACAAATAAGGGTACAATAAAACGAAATGTAATGACATTATGCTCTAGTGTAGATGTGTGCCTATGATTAATAAGATAGCGAATAAGCTTTTTATCTTTTCCATCTAGTTCTTCCTTAGTCTTTCCAAATGAGACTCTAGCGCTGTTTACAACTGTTAGATCGGATCCCATGGATGCGACGTACTCAACGGCACCAATACCGTCATTATAAACCTCAATTCTTTTCACCTAATACTCCATGTCTTTTCTGACTTCTTCTTCATTTTTCGTTTTCTTATCTTTGTATTCTGTCTTTATATTAAGAATAGGTACCGGTTCGCCGTCACCATCTATTCTAACGAATGTCATCTCAACTGAACAAACCAAACGCTGAGAACCGTTAACGACGCTGTGGCGCCTTGCTTGCATATTTACAGTTATTGATGTTGACCCAATCCTGTGTACATCTGCATAGATCTTAATGATTTGTCCTGGTCGTACAGGCTTGTCAAATACCACTTCAGAGATGCACTTCGTTACCATTCGTGGTGAGCCACATACTTGGGCGGTAAATGCAGCACCGGCTTCATCTAACCATGCAAGCATCACCCCACCGAATAGGTTACCGTGAACGCCGATGTTCTGACCTTTACAGATATGTGTTGAAATAAGTTGCATCATAGTAATTACTACTTAACAAATTTGCAGAGCTGTAATGCGACACGATAAGGGTCACAACCTGATGATGGTCGGCGGTCTTCGAGATACCCTTTCCAGTCATTTTCTATAACTGTGTTTGGTATTCTTACAGATGTATCTCGAGACGCGATGCCATAAGTAAAATGGTTAAGTGAAGCTGTCTCGAATCCGCCTGTTAGACGTAAGCCATTATCTTCCCCATACTCGGAGATCGATTCATTATGACGAGCCTCCATATTTGAAATAATCCGGTGGAACTCTTCTTCGCCACCCTCTTCTCTCATTTTTTTTGTAGAAAAGTTAGCATGGCATCCAGAGCCATTCCACCCAGGATGTGGCTTTGGGTTCCAGTCGATACCAAGCTCAACATCCTCTGTCATAAGCTCTAAGACATATCGACTAACCCATAGCGAATCAGATGCAGAGACAGGATCTTCTCCAAAACATTGGTATTCCCATTGTCCAGGTGCAACTTCTGCATTATACCCTACAACTCTTACTCCTACCTGGTTACAAAAAGAAGCATGCTCACGTACCAATTTCCTGTATTTTACGCTACCACCAGAAGAACAGTAGTAGCGAGAATCCTTAACCGGTTCTCCATTGTCTGGCCAAAATACATTCTTCCCACCAGACGTAAAGAAATATTCTTGTTCAAACCCAACCCACATTTCTTTGGTGGACTCTGTTTCTTCCACTGCTTCTCTTAATTTAGCGCGATAATTTGAGTGGTGAGGGGTACGATCGGCATCTGGCATACATACTTCGCACAAGGTGACATAATGGTTGTCTGCAATTTGGTACATCGATTTTGGCTTCAGTATCCTTTCAGACTCCCCTGTATCGGCTTGACCCGTTGAAGAACCGTCGAAATTCCATTCAGGAATGTCCAATTGAACTTCTCCATTTTCATCAGGTGTTAGAACCCTTGCTTTTGTTTTTGACCTTATTGATGGATGCTCAAACCCATCCACCCAAATGTAATCTAAATGAACTAACACCTAACCCCCCTTCAGCTCTTTAAGCATTTTAACAATGTCTAAATTTGCGCAGTCAATCTTTTGCTTGCTCTGATGATAATGGCTAACAAACCCATTGTACTTTTTCTTATAAACATCTGGCTCGTACTCGCTGCTTGTCATAAATTCATCATTCCCCGACTCTGGTGCTTGAAGCGGAATGTTGTATCGCTTATGAATCGCAGACCAAAGAGTCTTAAGGGCCTCAAGTTGAATAGAATAAAATCCTAAAAAGGGATCCAATTTATTGCCACGAACCCAAGCGTCTTCAATAAGGGGCCGCTCACCGAAACCATTTTTAACATACCATGACTGATATTTGGGATAATAAGCATTCGTGATCTCCACACCGATTGAGCAACTGTTCACTGATCCAGCGTGCCAGGCCCCATGTTGAGTATCTAACATCTGATAAATTGTTCCGTCATTATCGATTAAAAAATGGACAGATATCCCTCGGTTATTTAAGACCTTTGCACAAGACTCAGAGCTAAGACAAACATCCCAATGGTTGACAAACATTTTTACATCGCGATCTTTTTTGCCTGAATAGTCGTAATAGGTCCCAGGCTTTGATTTGTAGCCACTTTCCTCGTCCCATAATACTACATTTGGCCAATCGATAGTTTGTGTTTTTCCATTGCAGATAATATAGCTTTGGTCTTTTTCTTTTGGACATGTATGAATGTAATCGCTTATCTTTGAATCTCGTGATGTCCAAATACGTCGATATGTTGATGGACCGCATAGTCCATCAGCTGTTATGGCATTATCTTTTTGCCATTTTCTAATTGCGCTTACAAGTTTCTCGTCATGGTACTTTACACCGAACCATTCAGGAGTCCATCCAAGAGAATCAGCAGAACTTTTATTATAGAATACTTTATCAATAGCCATTGGCTTACCTATTCAAAATCAATATCAACAGTTACTTTTATAGCTATTTTTGGAACCCTTAATTGATTTGCAAGACCGTGCTTCTTTGACTCAGCAGCGTCTAAGAACCAGTCAGCATGCTTTTTCTTATCAACAATTTTAAGAAAGTAATCATCTTTCTTTGCGCAATTTTGCGCCATCATCGAATAAACTTTGCTGTTTAGTCTGTCTGCCTCGGAAGCGCTGGCTTTTAATTCTTCAACTTTCCCAAAATCCATACTAGACACATCATGAATCATAAGTGTTGCATCAGGGTCCATGAATCTATACCCTTGTGCCCCAAACGAAAAAAGAATTGCGCCACAAGACATAGCTTTTCCTTCTACGATTGTCGCTACAGGAATCTCTGCATGCTTGATTGCACTAATCATGCTCATTAAACTATAGACTTGTCCACCGTAAGAATCGATTATAACTGGTATTATTTTTTGACCAGTGTTATGAGCAGCAGCGATCTCAAGTGAGAACTTCTTAGCTGACTCCTCGTCAAACTTATTTACCCTTATTATGACTGGTTGCTTTCTCAGCTCTAATTCTTTTATCTTCGGATCTATCTCAGACGTCCAATGCATTTTTACTCCCGTAAATTTTTTGATTTATCCACATTTTGCCATACCGCAATTATTACAAGTTGCGCAACCCTCTTGATATATTATGTTTGGGCTATCGCAACAAGCTGTATCAAATACTCCGTTACTTGCCTTCGTACCATCTGCGATATACTTTTTCAGACACCGAGCTGTTACCTTAGCAAAACTAAATAGGTCGGCATCTTTATCTTTTTGCAATTGTTCCACCATGTACTGTACTGGAACACCGTGACGGAGTGCAAGAGATATAGTCCGAGTAAATGCAGAGTGGTTTGGATTGTCAAATACTCTTACAATATCTTTAATAATAAATTCATCGCCATTTGTACCTACAATCAAATCATATTTGGAATTAACAGACTTTCTTGATCGGCGACGAATCTTACCAGTCTGATATTTTCGAGGAATCTCTACATATTCAGATAGTCCTCCGATAACTTCGTAGGGCTTACCAGCCATTAGACCAATTAAAATTGTCCATGCCTCGCCCTTAATGTTTGCTTGATGAATATCACATGTCATTTCTTCTGGTCTTTTTGGAGCAGACCTTGTAGTAATTTCCGCGGACTGTCTGGGATCTTGGCTTTTGTTGTTTGTTGATACCAGAACGCCTGTACGGCTTCCGTCTCTATAGACAGTTACACCCTTACAACCAAGCTCCCATCCTTTCATATACACTTGCTTAACAGTTTCTACGTCTGCATCTTGAGGAAGATTTGTTGTATTAGAAATAGCATGACAAACCCATTTTTGAGCAGCTGCCTGCATCTTTACTTTTGACACCCAATCAATCTCATTAGCAGTTGCATCAGCATACGGACTATGTGAAACAGCAGCAGCTAAGTCGTCCTTATCCCATTCACAGTCTGATGAGGTTGAGTCCAGCCACTTCTTAAATCCGTGGTGATAAACCTGGTATTCTTGCCACTTGTCACCAGAGTCATCTATAAAATCGACACGACCGTCAGTGTCTTGGCCTGTTAATTTCTTTCTGCGTGTATAGTGAAGCATAAACGCTGGCTCAATTCCTGAAGTCGTTTGAGTTAGAACAGATACCGAACCAGCTGGAGCAGTAGTAGTCAAAGCTATATTACGGCGTCCATACTTCTTATTCATATCTTCTAGTTCAGGATTAGCTTCCCAAATTCTTGTTAAGAATGGGTGGTCTTTTTCTTTCTTTGCATTATGGACCCCAAACGCTCCGCGTTCTTTCGCCATTATGATAGAAGAACGATAAGCATTTAGAGACAGCTGCTTGTATATTTCTTCTGTTAATTTGATGCTTTTACTAGAGCCATACCTTATACCTACCATAGCAAGAGCATCGCCTAAACCTGTTATTCCTAGTCCCGTTCTTCTACCAAGAACAGCTTGAGATCTTATATTCTCCCATAGGTTAAGCTCTATTTGCTTTACTTCATGAGACTCAGGATCCTTGTTGATCTTTTCAATAATCTTATCTACTTGCTCAATCTCTAGATCGATCATGTCATCCATAAGACGCTGCGCCTTGCACACTACATCTGAATACTTCTCAAAATTAAACGCTGCTTTTTTTGTCCATGGGTTGTCGATAAAGCTTGTAAGGTTCAAAAGCATGAGGCGACAGCTATCATACGGCGAAAGAATAATTTCACCGCAAGGGTTTGTTGAAACAGAACCAAAACCTTCATCAGTATAAATGTCAGAAGGTGTCATGCTTTTTGCAGTATCCCAAAATAATACGCCAGGTTCTGCGGCGCTGTGGGCTCCTTCGATTATTTCATGCCAAATAGAGCGCGCTGATGTATGCTCACTTATCATGGGCTGGGAAGAATTAATAGGCCATCGTAATTCAACATTTGAATCATTCTTAACAGCGTTCATGAATTCGTCAGAAACACGAATAGAAATATTCGCGCCAGTTACCCTAGACAAATCCTGTTTGATTTTTATAAAGTCTCTTATCTGAGGATGGTGTATAGAAATAGTCAGCATTAGCGCTCCACGGCGACCGCCTTGGGCGACTTCACGACAGGAATTAGAAAACCTGTCCATGAAAACTTCAATGCCGTCTGTCGTTCTTGCTGCGTTGGCTGTTGTAAGACCCTTGGGTCGAATTGTGCTAAGGTCAAAACCAACACCGCCGCGGCGCTTTGCAATTTGAACTAGTTCCTGGTCTGTTTTTAGAATTCCGCCGTAGCTATCTTCCGGGGCAGGTATAACAAAACAATTAGACAAAGACTGTATTCGGTGAGTATTACCAATACCAGACATTGGAGAGCCTTGTGGAATTACATACTTAAACCCATCGATTAATTCAAAAATTTGATCGTAGGACAGCGGGTTTGGATAAGTACTTTCTATGCGATGAAGCTCTGTCGCGATCCTTATGTGCATATCACGAGGAGACTTTTCCAGATAGTTTCCTTCGCTATCTGTTAAAAGATATTTCGTAGTGACTACATTGGCCGCTAATTCATCGCCAGAAAAATATTCTAAAGATGTGGTATACGCTTCCTGATAATCAAAATTCATTTTTCCCTCTGGTTCTTATTTTAGACACGCTTGATTTCAGCCCACTTCTTCTTAATTAAAGCCTTTGCTTCTGCCTGATCATCTTTAATAGCTTCAGATAATGTTGACATATCTTCATCGAGTACATTAATAGTAGAGCGTGCGGTGTCAATGTGAATAGGAAAAACAATTCCATCCTTGCCAGCTCGATTTTTTGCAATGAAAAGGCGACCGGCACCTGTGGCTTTTTCTGTCGCTTTTCGAGATATAGATACCACTAGATCTGCAACCATCGCCTTCCCATACGCTTCTGCCATGTTCTCAAGCCCAACAATATCAGAATTTGCGGAATCCCTATTCGCTTGTGACGCGGTCCAAATAGGAATTCTAATTTCCATTGCAAGGTTTCTTAACTCTTCGTAGATTAGCTTAAGCTCATGACGTAAAGAGTCATAAGATCTTGTTGAGCGCATAATGTCTGCGTAATCTATTACTAAAACGCTCGGCTTGAATCCTCTTAGCGCTAACTTCTCGATATGGTTTCTTATAGTTGTAACTGAAGGATACCCAGTTGGATACTCTTTAATGATTAACCTTCCAAGATCGCTATTATGCTCTTCGTAGTACTTCTTGACCGTCTCTTTATTCTCTATAACATCTGATGAAGAAATTCCACAAAGATTAGAGTCATATCTAATACCGACTGCCTGCTCAGTTAATTCGAAAGTATAGTGAAGAACATTCTTGCCATGGCGCATTGCATTTGCGCCCATTTGAACCAAGAAATGTGATTTTCCTACGCCTGTATTCGCTGTTATAACTCCGATCTCACCGCGGCCAAGGCCGCCGGCCAAAATATCCTTTGCATCCAATTGAGGAATCCCAGTAGGACATACACAACGGTTGGCCACAATAAATCTAGACTCCATGTCTTCGAAAAAATCATGGCCCGCAGTATTGGCTAAACCGATAGAGACGGCATTCTTCATTAATGTGATTACTGACTCAAAGTTATCAGTGGAAATTAGTTCTACTGATTTTTCTAAAGCCTCCTTGAAAGCTTGTCTTTTACAAAAGTCTAAAGACTTTTCTTTTACATACTTTATGTCACCGGGGTGAGGGTTCTCTTTTGCTCTTATCAAATAACTTACTATCTGATCTCGTAACAGTACATCGCCATCCTCATTTAGACCGTCCTTTATAATACTAATCAATAGCGCCTGAGTTGGGAAGCATCTATACTGTACGAAATATTTGAAGTATTTATCACAAAGATACTCAAGATATCTAAGTTCAAAAAAATCAGGACGCATAACTTCAACCATCTGTGTTGCCCACTGTTGGTCTGTTAAAAGGCCCTGCAAAATCTTTTCTTGAAAAGACTTGTTATACTGACGGAATTGACCGCCTGGTATTTGCTCCAAAATATTATGGCTGTTAGCGACTGCGCTCATTATTTTCTACCCCAGTGTCCGTAAACTCATGAACAATTTATCATAATCAAAGTTTTTTATTCCCAAGCTTCGTAAGGAACGAATAAATCCAAGCTTATCTCTTTTTGAATCAGAAATTTCTAGCAGTTCGTCCACTTTCTTGGCCTGCGTGCCTGATATGTTTCCGTGTCCCAAATACATAAGCTTCCAATTTTTATTAACGATCTCTTCATTATCGATGATGCTATCATAGAGCTTCAAGCGCTTTTGTTTCCGGAGATCCTCACATTCTGTAAGTATATCTGAAACGGTTAGAGATTCTTTATTACTGAAACTAGTGAACCTCTTTGCTAGACTTCTAAACCCAGCTCCAGGGACACCTTTTAGTCCGTCTGAGCCATCACCAACAAAACAACGCGCTAAACAAAAGTTTGTAGGGTGTATCCCAAATTCCTGCAGAACTTTATCAACAGTCCACTCTTTTTTGCTTCCTGGTGACCACACACTGATTCTTTCGTCTATTAGTTGATAGAAATCTTTATCAGTAGAAATTATGATGCACTTTTTATCTTTAAGGCCAACGTTCGCTAATCTAGCAATAACATCATCAGCTTCACAATCAGAAATGTATATTTGTGGAATCGCTGTTTTTCTCAAAAGGCTAACTAAGTTTAGGATTTGATCGTTTCTGTTCGAGACAGTATCTGGTAGGTCACCAGAATAAAACCTGTTAAGCTTTTCTGGACGGCGGCCGCCTTTATACGTTGGGTCGATTGATCTACGACGAGGAGAGCCACCACCTTCCCAAACCACTATTGCTTCATGTGGTGCATACCTCTCTATCAAGAGTTGAATACCTTTCATAAAACCGATAATTCCGCCAATTGGATCACCATTTTCTCCCATTGAAGGATTAGCGACAAAATGCCTATAGAAGCAGTTTAAGCCGTCTATTAATAGAATTGGTTTATTATTCATTAGTCATTCAAATCCGGTAGATCGTCAAGATTGATTTCCATAGCTACAGCTCTTACTTCTTCATAAGACTCTGTATCAAGCGTTGCATGCTCATCATCATTCATTTTACGTATCATAGCCGACTCAAGAAGTGAGTCGATAAAAGGCTTAAATTGCTCATCATCCCACACTTCGCCAAAATCTGCTTTATAGAATTTCTTCTCTATTAAAACTTCGCCTGTTTTGGTGTCTGTAACTATCAGATTTTTCCACGCGCTTGTTCCCTTTACATGAATTTCTTTTCCATCAACTATTGCGGGACCGTGCTTTCGCAGCTCATCGAATACCTGTTCATGCTCAACGATCCCTTTCCCAAAATGGATCTCGAAATTACATTCTCGGAAGGGTGGGGCAACTTTATTCTTGATAGTCTTTGCACGAACATGAATACCAATGACTTCCTTATTCTTGTTTGTGATATGTTGACCGGCGCCAAGTTTAATTCTTACAGATGAATGGAAGGGAATAGCTTTACCGCCGGGGGTCGTTGTGGGGTCGCCATACATAACGCCAATCTTTGTGCGAATTTGGTTCAAGCAGATAAAGAGTACATTCTGGTTTGCGATAACCCCTGTAATCTTTCGCATCCCCTTAGAGATAGCTCTGGCTTGTAGACCGATTGAATTTTGTTCGTACGTTCCATCAAGCTCAGCTTTTGGAGATGATGCGGCTACGGAATCCCAAATGATTGTGACTGGGACATCTTTATTCATCGCCTTAGCCTTTAATATTGTCGACTCCGCAATACCAAGAACTTCCTCCGTACAATGCGTGTCGACATATACAAATCGCTTTGTGATGTCTACACCCAGCAAGCCGAGGTTCCCTACTGATGTAGCGTTTTCAGTGTCGATATAAACGACTATCCCACCGAGCTCTTGGGTCGATCTTGCTATCTGAATTGCGATATGCGATTTTCCAATAGACGGTGGACCAAAAATCTCTATGATCCTTCCTTCAGGAAGACCACCATCTCGACGATTAGAAATGATATAATCTAATTGCTCCGAACCAGTGCTAATCCATCTATTAACGTGTGTTGGAGATTCGTCTGTTGAAAGATTATACGCTACTCGTGTTCCATGCTCTTTGTTAAGAGACTTAATTAAATCAGAAGTGAAATCTGGTCCAACGCTGGATTTAATACTTTTTTTCTTTGCCATGTTATGTTTACCCCGTAAAAGATTATAGGATCGTACCTAAGAGTGTTCAAGTAAAAAGGGGAGGAAGCTAAGCTTCCTCCCCTTGGAATTAAAGGCCTGTAGAGACTAACTAAAAGCTGTCGTCTTCAAGGTCTGCGAATGCATCATCGAGACTCTTAAACTTAGAGTCGATATTCTTCTTAGGCGTTGGAGTAGTTGTAGCGTTACCGTTGAATCCGCGAGTTGTTTCCCCGTCGTCGCTGGTGGCGTCATCACCCTCAAGCCAGTCATTCACGATCTTGGTCAAGGCTTCATAAGATTTAGCCTCGTACATATCATCAATAGAAGGAATCGCTTCTACCCATGTAGCAGCCAGCTTATTATCAGATGATAGTGCAGACTGCTTTCCTCGTGGGCGGACCTCAGTTGTTGCCCACATACGTCCTGGGGCCTTTGTACAAATTACCTTAATATCACGACCATCGGTAGGATCCGTGATATCGCCATAATCTTCATCAAGCATGACATTGAGAAGAGATTGATAAACCGTCTTACCAAAAGCCCATACTCGAACGCCCTTATCTTCCTCACCTCGAACGATTACTGGGGCGTAATAACGGGCCTTAGGATAAAGCTTCTTACAAAGCTCATAGGACTCCTTTGTTCCTTCATCACGAAGCTTAGTAATAAGTTCCTGAATCGGGTCGGGATTACCAAACTGATAGGGTGCTAGAAGACCCGGGTTATTTCCGATATTGTAATAGAACCATCGTTCAGCGAAGGGAAGGCCGTCATCGTTCGTAGCGAACGCCATGAGCCTAACTACACTCTCTTCACCCTCTTGTGGTCGCCACATTGAGTTGCGTCGACCGCCGTTGCCTGATAGTTGTCCAAGCTTCTTACGAAGCGCATCAAAATTAATTGCCATTATATTTCTCCAAATGTTTAATGTTTAATATGCAATGTTCAAATTGTCTTGTGTCCTTAAGGACATTAGTAGTATAATAGTTAATCTGTAGTTTTTCAATTAATTGTTTTTATTTTCGTAATCTTTTTAGGTCTGTGTTGGGTGTCGAATATGCTTTTTTCTAAAAAGTTACCGATTCACCGCAGCCACACGTCCGCTTAGCGTTTGGGGTATTAAATACAAGACCTGACTTAAGCAAGTCTTCTTCGTAATCAATCTCCATACCATTTAAGAACAGGTATGACTTGATGTCTATGCAGATCTTAACATCACCAAATTCGAATGTTTTATCTTTCTCATCAGGATGATCAGCAAATTCGTACTTGTACATAAAGCCAGAACATCCTCCGCCCTGCAGGCCTATTCTGAGATAGTAATCTGGGGTCTGACGCTGTTTAAGGAGCAACTTTATCTTGTCTTGTGCAGGTTGTGTCATTGTTATTGCCATTTTGTTTCTCCTATTTGTAATATGGGTTTTCGCCAGTCAAGTGATCAGTTACATCTTCAATTTCACCAATTTTCGGAAATACTTCTCTAAGATGTCTTTCCACTGCCAGAACCATCGATATCTTTGATGATGCGCAACCGTGACATCCTCCACCCATCGTCACTTTTAGAGTTTTATACTCTTCATCAAAATTATGAATTGAGATAAAGCCTCCATGTGTAGCTAGTCCTGGGTTTATATCTTCGTCAATGACTTTTTGAACATCATCTCTTGTCATGCTTGCGCCTGTAGTCTTTTATAGCAGCTTGTATTGCATCTTCGGCCAATACAGAACAATGAATCTTTACAGGTGGTAGCGAAAGATACATTGCGATATCTGCATTTGATATCTCTTGTGCTGACTCGATCGTTCTACCTTTCACCATCGTGGTGATTAGTGAACTTGATGCGATTGCTGAACCACAACCAAATGTCTTGAACTTAGCATCCTCGATGATACCATCATCATTAATCTTAAGCTGGAGTTTCATCACATCGCCGCATGCTGGGGCCCCAACCATGCCTGTACCTACACCCGGATCATTTCGATCCATGCTACCCACATTCTGTGGATTTTGGAAGTGATCCACTACTTTATCTGAATATCTCATTGTTTCCTCATAAGCTATAACTCTTTTGCGCCACCGAAAGCGGAGGCATTGGCTTCTTCAGCATCTTTCCTTCTCTTTTTTCTTGCTTCTGCTGATCCGTCTCCAAGAGGTAACATAGGTCCAGGAACTCCGCCAGCTGATTGCTCATCGGGATAGCTCTCATCGCCACCTTCACGTTCATCTTCAGCGCTTTCATCTGGTTCGCCCAAGATTTCTTCTTCAAGTAATAGTCGTATGTATTCTCTAATCGGATGCATACTTTTAATTATTACTCAGAAAAGCGATGTGACGCTTCTATCTCAAAATATTGTGGTTCAACCTTAGAAAGATTTTCTTTTAGCCATAAACACTCTCGTTCAGCTTCCTTTTGATTGTTCGTTGCTTTCCACCAACACGTTAATTCTGGGTTCCAACGATAGCGACCCTGCTTTAAAATAGTGTTTTCTTCCCTTAACGAATTTGATGCAAATACATGATAGTCTGAAGCTTGCGCATTTTCAAAGAGCTCTTTCATATACTCATTTTTTCTAAGGATATGTAGTGTTGCATTCACATCTGCAACCGCGTTATGTGAATCGTAATAAAATCCATGCCAGGCACAGATAACCTCAAGAGCCTTAGAACATCTTACGACAGGTGTCCAATCAACTTGAGACATAGAGCATCCCCAGATGGCGTTCTCAGGAACTGGACAGTTGTTCTTGCGAAGCGCGGTATCTATCCACTTTCTATCGAAAGCAGCATTATGAGCAATGATGAATTGGCAACGACCCAAGATCTGCGAGATACGAGACCAATCTATTGTATGTCCCTCAAGATCATCATCAGTGAAACCAGTAATGTCAGTAATAATTTTGGGTAGTGGAGATGATGGCTGCTGCATAGCGACGATTGTTTTCTTCAAGCCAGAAACTTCACCAGTTGTAGCGTTAACAAAGAAAGGTCGTATTGCAATTTGAATTACTTCATCTCTTAGATGGTTCAAGCCAGTGGTTTCAACATCCACAACTGCAGCGACGATATCGCCATCGGCTGGCGCTCTGTCTGGGGGGTCTAAATCCACCAGCTTATTCAGTGATACTTTCCCGTCGAGTTCCAAGTGCTTCATTTTTTCTCCCAAAAATATGATATATCAATAATAGAATGGGACAGAGCTATGTACAGAGGTTATTCCCAGTCTCCTTTTTTCGAGCCAGTGTGGACAATTACATCACTGCCTATAACTTGTATTTGTAGCGGAACGTCAGAAGATAAAAGGCCGGCGGACATGGCACCCTTTAGCGTATGATGGAGAAATTTTGCACCATTTCTGGCGTTAAGGCCGCCAAGACCAATTGATAAGCCTTTGCGAGTGCCCTTTGTAACGATGCCGACCCCACCATACGCTTTAGCCATCGTGTCTTGTTTAACAGCTTGCTTCCAGACTGCTAACACACCTTCCAAGCCATTACCGCCACCTTTAACTCCAAGGTTTTTCATAAGTTGACCTGGATTTTTCTTTGCCAGAGCGCCGGCATCTGCGACAGCTTTAGTAAAGCCACCTCGGCCGACAGATAATCCTATCTCACCAGGCTTTATATCTTTACCACCTTTGGACTTCTTTTTCTTTTCTTCTTCTTCAAGAATTATACGAATATATTTTCTAACTTTTTGCTCATTCATGGTTGCTAAACTCTTTTATCTTAAGTGGAAAATTTCCAAGGTGTGGGACGTTATACCCTATATTTACATATCTTGTAATTTCTTCTAAATACTCGGGAGGGACATCAATTATAAGGGCATCATGAATTACAAACAAGGCTTTACACTTTCCAGCAAAAATCTTAGTAAATTCATTGAAGCCAGCGATCGCAACGTCAGCCGCTGTCGATTGTAGGTAATTATTCACAAGAATACTTTCTCTACCACCTTCCTCGATATCTATTGGTCTTCCAAAATAATTCTGTATCATTCCAGACGTTGCTTGTTGACGTAGGGTTTGCTTAAGTTCTGGAAGATCAAAATATTTTGAGACTTCTCTAAGCAAATATGTTGCACTAACGTCTGAGGTGTCTTTTCGAAGTAATTGCTCTAGCCGGTGTTTTCCCGCACCATATAGAGAGCATAAAACCGCTAATTTTGCAGTATCCCTACAGACCTTTATGTTACTTGACTCTATGAACGAAAGATAAACATCACTGGCGGCATGAACATTCGCGATATTCAGAGCAACTCGAGGCTCGAGCGATATGAAGTCAATTTCGTATAATGATGATGCTGGCTTTGCAGGCTCAAATACAGATCTAAATTCTCTTTTAAGAGTGAGAACTTGTGGGCCCTTTTTTATTGTGAGACGACCTGTCTTTGTAGATACCCTATCGTAGAATGGAACATCTAAAAATGACTTAACAGACCCTGATAACATATTTCTTAAGACGTGCGAATCATTGTGTTTAAGAAGCTTTTTAAGAAGTGTTGTATCAATCTTTGACTTACAGAGATTACCAAACAGTTCATTTGAATTAATAAAGAACTTTGGGTACTTACTTTCTAAAAATAGCTTTTCAATCTTAGAGAGCTCTTCAACATATTTCTTAAAGTTTGTCTTAAACACTTTTGGTGGTAAGATATAACGCCATGGTATTGTAGCACCAGAAGTGCTAATATTAGAAAAACTTTTTCTGAATCTTTCAGGTACAAAGTCTGGAATGTCAATACCGTATAAGCTTAAGAGCGGCTCAAGGGAGTCTGGTCTACCTGGGCAACCAATGACGAAATATGAACCATTAGAAATTTCATGAGTCCATCTAATCAGGTCACCGCTTATAATCATATGATTTTCAGTGCCGATATATTTCTTATGCAATAAAATTGGCATAGGTCAATTTAACAAAAAATAAGGGTATGTTCAAGCTTAACCGTCAGACATGGCAGTAAGGGCAGATTTTACGCTACCAAACATACTGATGTACTTACCAAATGCGTCCGTTTGTGTCATCTTTAATTTCGTCTCAAATTTGCCTTGTGACAATGAATGGTCAATTCCTGTAACAACAAACACGTTATCTATTGTGGTTCCAGTGCCGAAGTCAATAAAGAATTGCTGACCATACGAAATTAATGGACAGCCATACGTTGTCAATCCAAGTGATACAGGAGACGTCTGAAGTGGCAAACCTGAATCTCTGGAGCCTTGTGGGCCGTCGCCACCTGAACCACCGGCACGTAACATATTTATTGATGCCAGCTTAGGATCATTCATCGAAGAAAGATCTGCTGACAAGACAGCTGAGTTTGAGCTACCGTAAATAATCGATGGCATGCTTTTCATCATATAGTCTTTTAGCGCTGGAAAACCACCCTTTACACGAAATTGTGTTTCGACAAATTCTTCTATATCAACTCCAGATGGATCATTGCCGTCCATGCCATCCATTGCTGTTTGAGGGACACACTCTATTAATCCAGCGTCAATAGCATTCATTAAACCTTCGAAAAAATTGGCGCGGTGGGAGACATCCCATCCGCCATCTGGGTTTGGGCCGGCCTCAACTTCTCCAGGAACACCGCCGGCAGCTGATGAAAGTAATCCAATGGAGTCGCTTCTTGCTGCGCCAAGCATCTTCATTAACGAAGTGTATGGTGTGCATACAGTGTCGTACATATGAATTCTTAAAATAGTGCCCTTCTTACCATTCGGGTGAGTTCCAGGCTTACATGGCACAGCTTGCATCTCCATTTTAATACGTGGCATTTTAAATTCTATGTCTGCGTCTGGACCGTATGCATCCTCTAGACGCTTTTTCTTCTCATCGTTTAATTTCGTGGCATCCTCTTTAAATTCTTCTTTCATCTGTGTTTCACCCTCTTCATCGGTCTCGAAGAGAGAAGTTAGACCGTATACGTACGATGCTTGATTCTGAATAAATTCTTTAGTCATGAAACCTAAAAAACGACCTAAAGGCATATTCACTGTTGTCTTTGTAACTTCTTCAAATTTCTTTTTGAAATCTTCAATCTTTATCGGAATATCTGCGATTGTTAGACCTGATAGATAACTTGCTTTATCATTTACTGGATAAAAAATGAATTGTATCTCGTCGAATCTTCTAGTTGCAGCAAGAGGTTTACCTATCATATACATCATCATCGCGCCGAATGAAACGAATTTTGGACTGTTATACTTGGCATTGACGAATTGTGTACTTCCATTTGCGCCTCGTACTGTACGTGCAAAAGGGTCTTTATTACTTTGACGCATGGATTGAAGGTGCTGTATCTTTCCAGCGACGGCATCAGCGATAGTTGCCTGCGCTTCAGCGACGACGCCGCCAGTGCCATTACTACCGAACATGTCTGTTAGGGTACCAGCTAACTCCTCCTCTGCGGGATTCGTAGAATTTCTTTTCTCAGAGATGAACTTCTTGATTGCGTCCGCTGTTTCTTTATCTACAGTAAGAGCCTTACTCGTGTCAGACGCCGCGGTCATAAAAGAGCTTCCAAACATATCTTTTGCAGATGAAGCATCGCCTGTAGCTTCGGCATCTGCTTGTATTTGCTCTTTTATAACTTGGATGGCACCTTGTAGGTCTTTTAGGGTCTGCATGATATCATCGATACCTTCACCCTGACTCAAGGTTGCTGTATCAATATTACCTGAGCCCTTCATAGAAAGCTTTAGCTTAATCTTAACCTGGCCCACCTCGTCAAAAGAAAAAGAGCTATTGACAACCATATATTTTTTCTTTACTTTACAAAGGTTTAATAGCGCGCCAAAGAAATTTCCCTGAACATTACCATCTGAGTCGGTACCACCTGACGGATCTGGATGAGACCAACCGTATGTTATCAGTAATTCAGTTGATCCATAAAGATCGGGTTTCACAAATTCAGATATCTCAGACAATCTTGAACGATCGTGCATTATTAGAGATAGTTCGGCTGTCTCATGAGACATCATTCCTTTTGAGGGTGTAACTGAAACACTAAAATCCTCGATAGTCATCATTGGTCTGAATGGATCTATTATTCCTGCACCTCTACGACCACCGACTGATGGAAAGTCATCCGGATCTCCCCCAGGTGGCGGACTAAACGCTTCATAGTCCTCATACCTCTCCATCCTAGCGCTTGCCCCGGTCCCGATTACTGGAACCATTGTCTGTGGAGCTAGAAACATCTCCATACCCGCAGTAGCAACTTCCGGGGCTTCATGATCTGGATCAATAGAGTTTGGATCAGACGCCGGGAGTGCTGCAGCTTGAGCTTCTACAGTTTGTTGAGTTTGCTCAAAGTCGTGAAGAGATTCGCCATCTAAAGCGGTGGCCATATAGTAATCTGCAGAACTTTCTGCTGGGGCAGATGAACCTAAAAGAAATTGCATCATGCCCATTGTCTGAATTCGACCATCGTCTTTAGAGACACCGCTCTTTTGAGATATCACCGTTATATCAAGATACGGTTGACATCTAGACAGCTCTAGGGTTGGTATACAATTCATGAAAAGAGCAACGGCACCAGTATCTCTTTTGGCAGGAGTTAATTTAGTGTTAAAAACCTGGAGAGCACAGACATTCGGGGTAAATTTCGTTGGAGATGCGAAAACTCCATTGATCTGTCCTTCTCCATCCTCATCAATTTTCATACAGTTTTTTGCAGAATACTCTGAACCAACAAAAGAAGGCCAGGTTGCACTTCCTACACCCGTGGGCATGTCAAGCGTCTCAAAAGCTTCTGGCTCACCAACTATTCTATACAGCGTTTTTGCCATGGCGACCATGTCGGAGACTTCTGCTGCTGTAGCACCACTCATAATATCTACTAGCGCTTGCATTGACTGCATCATGGTCACACCACCCTCAGTAGAGTTAGTGAATGCTCTTATGACCTTATGCATCTCAGGTGTGGGATCTAAATTAACTGTCCCAAATGAATCAACAGCGTCATCATCGCCAAAGGCAAGGAGAGCCATGAAGTCTTCTTTTGACACGATAGACCAGTATCTTCCTAATTTGTCAACAATGTCCGCTAATTTATCGTCGTAAACAGCCATATATCATCCCAATAAAGCCATAATCTGACCTATGTCAGTAGGAATTTTAAGATAAATGCCAGGAGGAACCTGTAAACCCCAGCCGATACCACTGGCGCCGGCAATTACCCACCATAAAGTGCCATCTCCATATATCTCTCCAGCGATGATGTCTAACCGTTCTGATTCTGTTGTGACACGTCCTTTCCATTCGATTCTACCAGCTGCAACGGCTGAAGCAATCATAAAGCAGGAATCCCATGTTCCATAAAATTTTCCGTTTTTTAATTTCGGGGCTCTTTGATATCTGTTTATCGGCATCTAATTAACATCCTATATTATGGCGTTCCGCCGCCGCCACCCGGGGCACCGTAACCTTCTGAAACTGAATCTGCAAACCCTTCCACTGTATCTATGTTTGCATCGGAGTCAACATAAGAACCGCGGTGGGGACTCATTCGGCCACCAGGAACGCTTCTTCCGGCGCCTGGACTGTAGAAGTCTTCTGCAAGACCACTGTTAATTTTGCCAACAGGGTAGTTGTACGCGCGCATTGCGCCGTTGTTGTCAAGACCAGGTACGATATCATGTATCGGGCTAAAGGAAATGCTGCACTTAACCATTTGTGGAGCCCTTCTACTTACACCACTCATATCCCATTGTGCATCTTTCCAATCCATGTCAAAGCTTGTGATAACACCTGCAAGACCACGTCCTCCAGCTGACTCAAAAGATCTTACAACTGCATTTTTATCAGGACGAAAGAAGTCATAAATATCAAATACTTGCTCTTCAAGAGTAACATTAACTGGTGGGTTTGTTGGCTCGGGCATTTCAGGTAAGATTGGATAAAGATCAGCTGATGTTACGATATAGGCATGAGTATGGCCTTTGGCACTGACGGGACCGTATGGGTCTGCTGGATCGTCCTGGTTAGCCAGTGTTACAAGATATTCGGCGTACTGGCCGGCTTCTCTAAGGTCGTCATTAACGTCTGTCTCCGTATTCAGCGGCTCGTCTCCACTACCATTTGGAGAACCGTCGACAAAATTACCAAATTCATCTGACACTCTTCTTGCTAGAATTACTACTTTTGCGTCAGTATACGTTCTGGATAAAAAAGCATGATCTTCAATTAAAATTCCGCTGGTGGCTGTTGGAGGTGGGAACTGGGCTAACCAGCTACCTACAGTGTAAGCTCCACCAGTCGGGTGAGTCTTATCAAAATCCATATCGTATGTTGTGTAGCCTTCGGCATTATCCTTTAGCATCGCTATACCAAGGTTCAGCGCAGTATCGCCAGGTAGATAGCCAGCGGTGGCATCATCTAATGATGATGGTTGAAACAAAATATGCATTGCAATATCATAACATATTGCATGCGCCTCCGCTTCCGCGGCAGCAGCGCCCATTTCTGCTGCTGCTTGGGCTTCCTCTTGATATGTCAGGTCAAACGGAGCTCCATTCCATGTGGCCTGGGTCTCGCTACCTTCGTCTATTGTCGTTCCTGATGGTGTGCCATACGCAGAAGCTGCGGGAATGGCTTCGGACATACCAAAAATTCTTGCAAGATTAAAGCGGCTGTAATTACTACGAATAACATCACCTACACGAAGACGAATAACTGGAGATGCAGTTGGGATCTGCGAGAATGGCATGACGAATTTCTTTGTTCCGGCTTGGACTGGTTTCCCCATAGAAAATTGAGGATAGCACATCGAAACCATCTTATTAATACTCCACCACAAAGAATCAAAGTCTTCTTTAGATGTCGCGACCATGGTCCACGAAACAGAAACAGATCGTGATGTGTTTTGGTATATTTTAACAGGATCTATTCTGCCATAACCAGCAGACTCAGCATAACTTACCGAGTACGAGTCTTTTACGTCCTCGATGAATGCAGGGAAAGATATGACTTCATTAGTACGAAGGTCATGAAAATAAAACGGCATGTACTCTGCATCTAATTCATTCTCTATTTCTGTTACATACTCTTGCGGGAGTCTATGTCCGTCATGAGCAACAACTTTTCTTCGCATTGGTGTATTAGGGCCAGGTCCTGTGGTATTGAAATATTGCCCGTTTGAATTTGTCTTGTCTCCTATCGCCACCATATTTGCTTGAGCGTAGTTAGACTGAAAGCCATACAACGTATAGGCATTAGCATATTTCTTTGGGAGTAATATCAAAGAAGGACTAGATCTATGACGCCAAGCCAACTTATTCGAACCGCCAAAGGCTCTACTTTTTGCCTGTCTTGTTTGACCATTATTTGGCATATTGTCGATAGAATCGACTATTGCGAAGCGTCTTGTCTTTGCATCTAAAAATCTGTCGCCCATTACAGCAAGTGTACAGAAGAATCTCCAAGAAGCGTAATCGTTAAGATGCATTATGGTATTGAACATACTAGGAGGATCAGAAGGCGAGAGGTCATTAAGTAATTGCTTAAGATCCCTTCTTACGGTTCTTAAAATTGTGGCATAATAACCATGACTTTTTTGTGCGGATGCGAATAGCGATAAAACATCACCGCCAGATCCTGCAAGGACGGCTAGCCACCAAACTTGAATCGGTCCTGCTGACGGGTCTGGACTACCCGCGGGTACAGGTGGTACAGATGAAGGTGCTATCTTAAAGAACGCTAGAATGCCGAAACAAACGCATCGCCACATCGGTTGGCTTGTTTGCGGAATTCCCATTCGCGCAAGCATTTTTGCTACAGAGTTCCCGGTACGGTACTGACCCTTTCTCATTTGTGCAGGCTTTGTTTCTATTGTTGTGGTAGCGGCAGCGACTTGAATTATCGTCATAATAGCTGCAAAAACTGTGGCGCCTGCCAGGATTTCAGCGAATGCACGGGCAGCAGTTGCAATTTGAGATGCCATCGCTCCAGGTTCTGCTGAGGCGAATGGCTCATATGGGTTGTTTAAGACACCAACACTTCTACGAGGAGTAAGTGGTGAACCATCAATATCATCATATTCAAGGTGAGCATCAGGGAGTGCGGGCCGGTCGGGGGCGTGATAAGCATTGGATGCCCTTAACTTATTTGTACTGACTTTTTTCTTACCAATCTGTACGTTACTTGGAATCAATGCACCAGCACGAGCACCGGCTGATGTTGGAGATTGTCCGGTACCCATATTATGACCAGTTTGTCTCAGTAGCTGTGAATATGCGATTTTCTGCATATCTTTTATGCTTGTTCTACTAGCGTCAGGATCATAGACACCAAAGCGACCTTGCTCTACAGGAATACCTGGAGATGAGAACTCGTTACCCTCGATGTAAGGTGAGCTGGTTGGCATTGGGTCAAACTTATTGTTTGCAGAAAGAATTGCAGAGACTTTCTGCTGCATTGGTGTTGCACCAGAAGGGTTAGGAAATGCAGCTTGTCCTGACGTTGAACCGATGCCGGGTTCATCATTCTCATAAGTAGAAGCAACATCACGTAATAAATTATGACCGTCTTCTTGGGCATTCTTATTTAAGAATTCACCGAGTTGTGGATTAAATTTGCCTGAGTTACTAAGCGTTTCAAAAATTGGTACTGCTGCAGCTGAAGCTGTTTCACCAGGTGGCATTGTATCAGTAAAGCCTTCAGTACTATCATTTCCACCTGTTGTGAAGTCTGCTGGCGAGCCGTCGGCATTAACCAGAGAAAATTCATTTAGTGGCGATGCTGGATCAATGGGGAAAGCATTGTGGGTTATCGCATCTGTTGTAAGAGAACTTAAATAGCTTGCTAGCGTTTCGCGAGCTTCTAACTTAAGATCATCACCAATCTTTGTTTCACCATTCGGTCCAGTACCCTCAGGTGTATAAGTCTCGCCATTTATACCATCAGTGCTCATATGAAACTAGTCCTCGATGCTTTTAACTATCTTTTTAGAAATTTTACTGATGAAAGTTGGGTCTTTAGCCATGACATGAAGGTGATTAGCTAGATCAGTTACTTCTTTTGTCATCGCATTTTGCCACTCAGTAAATACCAGCTCATTCATTTCATCCCACTGCTGCTGTTCTACTTTTTCAGCATCGTCAGCTAATTCTTGAGAATCAACCTCTATCTTTTCTTCATCCTTAATTTTCGTTTCATCGCTCATCTAGATATTCCTTACTCAGCTTGCGCTAGTGGTGATGTCATAACCGACTTATCAACAAGAACCTTCCCGACCTTGTTAGCATCCATTGTAACGTTCATGTTAATAGTAATATTAACCGGTTCGTTTGATATTGTGAACTCTCCGCCGCCGGTTCCGATGGCACCTGCAAAGTTCTCCAATGCAACATTGGCATCGATCCCTTCCGCTCCCAGACCATTAAGGGCGACAAGCGCTGCATTCACTTCTGTTACCATCGCGGCGACACCGGCTCCGAGTCCGCCGCCTTCTGACAACGATGCTGCCACATTTGATAGGGTACTAACTGCACTGGCAAAATCAGCCATCTTTTGTACTGTCTCAATCGCGCCGTTTAATTTTTCTAGAGATGACTCTTCATATTGGAAAGTGCCTAAAGCAGAGAATAGCGTCCCCATGTTCGCGTCACCGCCGCCAAGGGCAGTTTGGATCTCCGATATCCAGCCACCCATCATCCCAGAGATATCTTCAGGAGCCCCGAGCCCAGACAGGGTGCCGACAACGTTTGCAAAGTCGCCAACGACCGCCATCGCTTTACCAATAACTTCAAGCTTGGCTAATGATGCCTTAGGATCTCCCTCAATCGGGATATCTAGAACCGACTTTACGAGTGGACCGATGTGGGCCCTAGCAGCATTAACGACTGCTCTGATGATCTGCATCATTTCGCCAAGACGCTCACTCATGGTTTTACCCTTCTTGAAGAAGCTTCCACCTGCAGGCGGCATTAATTCTGAAACTGTACCAATTGCCTCGGCGAAGTTTGCCACAGCCTCCATGGCTCCAGCCACAATTGCAATTTTAGCTTCAGCAGACTTGGCGTCGATGTCACCAGGTACTGCCTCAATGACTGCTGTAATAATTCCAGGAAGAGCGCCTTTTATCGCATCGAAGATATAGGCAAACACTGGTTTCATGGCACGAAGAGTGTCAGCCATTGTTGGACCTGATTTGTTGAAAAATCCGGACTGCTCACTCTGGTTTTGATCCATAAACAATTTTGCTATTCCGCCAATCGCTTCCACAAGCTTACCAGCGCCCTGCATCGCGGCGCCGACGACCTTCGCTTTTGCTTCAGCCAGTTCGGGGTTGTCTCCAATATCGATTTTTAATATTTCTGCAATCATCGGTGGAATATTGGCTTTGACTGATTCGAGGATCATTGACATAGTTGCGCCGTACGATTTCATCATATCGGCGGCGCCTTTCGGGTTTGCTTTCTTGAACATTCCACCCTTAGACAAATCTGCCATTGCTTCCATCAGCGCTGGAGGTGGCTGGAGTGCTGTCATTAACGTTCCGATAGCCCCAAGCAGACCACCAATAGCTTCCATCTTTTCAATGTCTTCAGGCTTCATGCTGGAGACCATCTGCTTAAGAGTATTGAGAAGCCCGGTCATTCCAGTAAACATTGCTGTCATGAAAGATTCAGCGTCTTTTAGTATGTCTCCTTCACTACCAGATGCATTTGAAAAAGCTTGAATCATTGCAATCTTAATAACAATATCTACATTGTCTCCAAGTGCTTGAAGTATTTTTGATATAGCTTCAACTAACGCTCCGAGCTGTGCTGGGTCACCAACCTTCATTTTTGATAGGCGTGCGATAGACGGACCTAAGTGCTCGATCAAAGCATCAAGAAACTTCGCTGTTCCTTTTAATCCTTTACCTGCTAACCAAAGAACAATTGGGTTTGCGAAGATTATCATCACCAATGACAGGACAGCCATGAGCGCCGCGGCGACCATCACTAATGCTAGCGCTCCCATTACTTTGGCACCAGTTAGGATTGTTCCTACGTCTACTTGACTCATAAAGTCATTAAAGGCCGGGATAAAGAACTTTGATAGAGCCTTAAAGAATAAAACAGATGTCACCGCGCCGAGGGCGCCGATCACAAAGGCTATAGCACCGTAGCTAAAGGCTATTGCAGCAAGAGTAGCAAAGCCGAGCATTATTGCGAGGAACCCCATATCTGTTGCGGCTTTCATCATATCTTTAGGGAAGACTGTGGATGCAGCATTTATGGCTGGTAAAGCCAGAAGAGCAAGGGCCCAAAAGAACATAGTCGCAGTCACTGCGCCGACGGTACCAGTAGCAAATGCGGCGGCGCCTGCTCCCATAATCCAGGCAGTCGCCACAGCTGGTAACATTAAGATTGCCAATCCTATCATATTACCCACTGCTGATTTCATATCATCAGGAGCTGCTTCCATCGCCGCTTTGAGCTGTGGCATGAAAAGAGTGGCCATTGTATACATAAAGAGAGCGCCAATAACGGCGCCAACTGTACCACCAACGAAAGAGCCGAGACCAACTGTCATCAACCAAGCTACCCCAACAGTCGCTGCTGTTAGAATAACAAGCGCAAGCATGGCCTTAGCTATTTTGCCCATCGACATCCCTGAGATAATCTCAGAAAATAGTGCTACACCAACCATGAAAGGAACGGCACCAAGAACCAAAAATAATCCAGCTAGAATAGCGCCAGGAATTCCTACTGCAAAAAATGGCAGACCGACGGTAAATGCAAACGCTGCACCTGCTGTGGCGAGTGCTCCTATGCCAAGGGCAATCAATCCGCCGACTGCAGCCATTATAGTTCCTACGCCAACGCTTAGAACTGCTTTTCCGATCTCACCTACTGCTTCGGTAAACGCGACGCCTCCGACTGCTAGCATATATGCGCCAGCGACTAATCCGACTGCAGCGAGCACGGCAAGAGGGACAAGGGCACCGAGTACCGCGAATGGAACAATCGCTAATGCAACAGCAACAGCTCCTATACCAAGAGCAATGAGACCTACACCGGCCGCGGCGATTGTTCCGATGCCAACCATCCCCACAACTGCGCCGATTATTCCCATCGCGAGAGTAAATACTGTACCACCGAGAACTAGCAAAGCGGCACCAGCAAGTAAGCCGATTATAGCTGGAATAACCATCCCTGGCTGAATAAGCATTGCGGCGCTCACGACTATTTGTACAGCAAAGGCGCCTAAAGCAATTCCAGCAAGACCTTTAATAAGCGTACTAAACTTGACAAGAGACAGAATGGCAGCTACCATTACTAACCCAAGAGCAAAAACGGCCATAGCTGGGAGAAACGAAAGAGCCATCAATGTCATATTGACCATGGCTTTCACAATCTGACCTGGTTTGATATCAGCAATTTTGCTAATAAACGTTTTCAAGCCATCGGCCATACTAGACATTCCTTGTGAGAATGACTTGCCCATCTTCTTACCGCTCGCTCCGCCTTTCTCAGCAGATTTAGCAGCTTTGTCGGTAGCACCTGACATCAGTCCTGATAACTTGCCAACGACAACCTTAAAGAGCGCACCTTTAGCAGCCATGATAGCGCCCATTAATAGAGACTTACCAACCATGAATGCAAAATAGCCGGCAGCGACCTTCCACACTGTTGGGTTCATTGCGGCGGCAGATAGTAGATTTAGTATTGCGCCGATTAAGGCCGGCAGCGCAGTCATAAGGGCATCGCCGATGCCCGTTAGAGCGTTAATTATCGCTCCCCCAATACCTGTTGAAGCTGCGTCACCAAGACCTTTCGGGTTCCTGAGAGCATCAGCCATACCATTTATCATATCGCCTAATTTACCAATTATGAATGGTAGAAATCCAGCAATCAGTGCGCCGATCATCTGGATGCCTTTGATGAATGCTCCTTTCAACTTTGAAAATGCGGGGCCTTTTGCACTAAAGAATTTTGAAAATTCCTTGCCCATATCTTGAGCCATTTGCTGGGGGCTATACTTTCCTTTTCCGGAGAGTGCATCCTTGAACTTCTTAAAAATACCAAGGAGGCCGGTTCCTGTTAGACCACCCTTCGCATCAATACCCATAAGGTTACGAAGATCCTTGGGATCGAATAAGTCTTTAATACCGTCCCATACGCCCATGTCACCCATAAGGTCAGCAAACATTTTTCCAACCTGCTTACCAAACTGGAACACAATCTTTAATGCTCCGCGGATGGCCTTAAGCACATCTTGAAATGCCTTTGAATCTTTAAGGCCTCTTGCAAACCCCTTTGTGAAAGCGTCGAAGAAACCAGTGATACCCGCTCCACCGCCTTCCGTCATTTTCTCAATTGAGTCAGCCAGTTTAGACATAGCTTCTTCTTGAGTAAGAGCCTGTTCTTCTGCTTCACCAGCACCAGCTTCTAAATCTTCGTAAGATACACCCTGGTTTTCTGCGGCTAACGCATTTTCCATGGCTGAAACAGATAAACCCATTTGCTCTGCAAGGAGTGCTTTCTCTTGACGAGTCATGTCCTCAACAGATTTGCCCGTTTCATCGAAAGCCTCACGCATCATATCGATCCGCTCAGCTGGATTTTCGGCATTCATCATTTCCATGGCATCAAGCTGCATTCCGAATGCTTGATTTAAGTGAGAAACAGAGCCAGCAGCGTCTTCAAAGTTGTCAAACTTATCAACCACACCAAGAAGGTCAGTGGCTTCAAGTCCCAGTTTTGCCATATACGCAGCAGTTGCACCAAGCTCCTTGGTACTCATTTTACCAAGCTTCGCAAAGTTCTCAGTAAGAGCTGCCATGTTCTTACCCATGGTCTTCGCAGAAATGCCGAATTTATCGCCCATATTGAGCGCCATAGATGCGGTGGCTGTCAACATTTCGCCGACATCTTGTCCGGAATTTTGGGCTTGTCTGGTCATCTCAACAAGAGCGGCATTAGACATACCAAGACCCTTATTCAGCATAACTAACTGGCCGGCGTTTCCAGCTATCGAGTCCTTAAGCATGTGGAATGCGCCGCCGGCTTCTTTCGCAATGTCTGCTACTGCTGCTAGAGCTGCAGCCATTCCGGCGCTTCCGCGGCCGAACACTTGTGAAACGTTAAGACCGCTTTGGGCTAGCGCGCCGCTTGCTGAAGTTAAATCAGCAAAGCCGTCCATGACGGCTTTTCCTTCCCCGGTTGCAAGGTCTCCAAATTCACCACGTAACTTTTCTGTCTCTTGCCTTAAAGCGCTAACACCGCCACCACCGGCGGAGGCCATAGAGACTAACCCACCAAGCATACTGAATGGTGCGGCAATGATGGCTTTACCAACATTCATCAAGCCTTTTGCCATAGTACCGAGTGAAGCAGTGGCCATCTGGATTGATGCGCCCGCAGACTTCATACCTTTTACTATACCAACAGTTGCGCTTGCAGCTGCAACCTTCGCTGTATCTAGCTTATTGACAAAATCTGAAACTTTGCCCATGGCGCCTTCAGCACCTGAACCAGCTTCATCCATGCTGTCTTTTATTTCGCTACCATTATCAGCGAATTTCTGTGCATTACTTGCGGCATCTTGCAAGCCAGAGTTTATTTCAGTAAGTCTATCAGCAACCTGGTCTAGATCTTTACATTCTAGAGCCTTGCACAATTCAGCGGCTAGCTGTACCTGACCAGATAATTGTTTTGCTTGTGCGTCTAGAATCCCAGCGCGTTCAGACAGAACCTTATTAATCTGTTGTTGTATGCCTAATTGATCTGCAGCTTCTTTTGAATCGCCTGCCATCTAATAAACCGCCCTGTTTGTAGCCCTAACGCTATGCTATAAATATGGTAACGAGAAATCTACGCACCATAAAAAATAACCATTAAAAAGGCCATACAAACCCGGTGGCTCTTCGTAGATGCAGTGTTGCGGTTCTTTTAGATTCTAAAATCGGAAGTACATCAGGCATCTTCTTACTACTGTTTAGTGCAGCGTAAAGATTTCTTGATTCCTTCAAAGCTTCTGAAAACAACTTTATTGTCTTCTTCGGGCCGCTAAGCTTAATTTCGCTTATTTCACCACGAATATACTTCACACAATCTTTTAAGAACTGTCGTTTAACTGGATCCATTTTTACCACCTCTACAATAACTATGTGAATCGACGTAATTTTGCAGGAACTTGGGAACGATATCTTCCCATCATTTCCCTGGAGTCAGCAGAGTTCTGGTGTGCGGCATGAGATGGTTGGTTACCATTAGACTTTTTGATCTCATCATTAAGTCGACGGATGAACCAATGACGCATCCAAATACCGAGGTTATATCCCTCGAGATAAGAAAATCCCATGTAATACATCAGTAGGAAAATCTGCTCGAGGAATATCTCTTTCGTGCTATTCGTCAGGCCAAAAAAACGCGGCGCCTAAGGGAAGGCGCACCTCCGAATGTTCAAGGCAAGCGGGACAATCCATCCAAGCCTTCATTTCAATTCCGGGTTCGTTCTTATCAATGTGCTTTCTTAAGAATAATGAATCTCTTGCGGGAAGACTCGAAGCGAACATATCAAGTTTCGTTCTATCATCCACACCGTTTACAGAAACGATTGAAGAACGAAGACGAGAAGTAATAAGGTTCTCGCTTCTTTGACCTTGCTTCTTTCTTCTTTCAGAAGTTGTCATAATATCTTGTTCATCGGTGCCTGTAAGAAGCTTGTATCTACACTTAGCTTTCGTTACAGGAAGCTGCACTTCAAAAACGTTAGTGCCCGCTACAATAGGGTCAATCTCTAAACGCTTAATTGGTAGCTCACCAAGATTGAAAGCATGCTTCGAGCGTTCGCTGCATGAAGGACAATCTACTTCGACATTATAAGCTGCGCCATAACCTGTAACACGCATTGCAACCATGAGAGCATTTCTGTCTCCTGCTAGCATTGTGTCAGGGTTAACACGCTTATCGATCATACACGACTTAAGAAGATGACTAATAACAGTACCCTTCTTAATTAAGGCCTTTGACGTAAGAATGTCTTCTTCCCGTGCAGTCATAGCTCTAATCTCTACAGTGTTTTTACCATGCAGCGGATGCTCCAAGTCATAACACTTCCCACCAGAAGGTAGAGGGACTGTTTCTACAGGTATTTCAAACCCGAAGTCCTCCATCATAACATTCCGACTGGGCATCGTGGCTTTCATTGACCCAAATATTTCACTTCTCTCTGTTGGACCGCCTGAGCCGCCGCCTTGTTCAGTTGACATACATATACCTCTTGCTTAACAACGTTAAGATTATCTTAAACTACCACAGTACAGTGTAAAACGAATCCAACAAAAAAAGAGCATGATAAACATGCTCTTTTTAAGATAAAAGGGTTTTGATAATCAGTATTGAAGTACACAGTTATCAAAGCGAATCGACAATGAAATCTCTGCAGGGTCTTCTGAACCGTAATCCAGGTCTCCGAAAGCAGCAGATGTTAGGAAACACCCTTTCATATCCCAAAGTTCGACCACAGTACCTACAGGGTCAAGCAGCTTAAGCTGACAGTCACGCTTATAAAAGTCAGCGTAACCACCACGGCCCGAAACAGATTCATAGTGGGTACGTACCCATTCCATAACCTGTTGTGCACCTGAAGGCGCAATTGGATCGTGAAGTGTAACTGACAAAGCGTCGAACTTTGTTTTACCAGCGATAAAGCGGGTAGAGTTGATGAAGGGAATTTCAACCTCAGCGGTGTTCATTGTAGGTCGAGCGGCCGTCTTGATTAGAAATGCGTCAATTCCTTCAATCGCGAACACCCACCTAAATTTTCTTTTTGGCTCGAACTTGTTCGGCAACATATCGGTAACTGATAGTGTCTCTGGCATCTGAATAGCTCCTTGTTCTTATTTAACTATATAGCTTTTGAATTAAATGTCCATGCCGGCATTAGTTACCACGAAATCTAGTGATATAAATTCGACCGAACGGACAGGCTGCAAGAATATTTTTCCTCTTACGGTATTATTTTCTATGTCAGCCTGGGTTGTAGTGGTTGCATCAATCTGCACCTTGAATCTCTCGAGACCTTGCTGTTGCTGAATTCTACCAAGAATCGGAGTTACAGCTGAAGAGAACCGCGCAAGCGTTGCCTCTCTATTTGGCTCGAAGAGGAATGTGTCTCCAATCGCTCTTACCTGTCGTCTAATATCGATTAGCAGACGACGTACATTGACTCGATCAAGAGCGCTTTGGGCAGCGAGTAGAGTTTTTTGTCCGAATATTACAACTTCCTTAGATTGAGGGAAGGCGGTGATTGGATTAATATCTGCATCATAAAGAGCGTCAAGGTTTCCTCTATTCAGTCTAACGTTAGTTTCCCTGACATGCTTTAGAGCACCTCGTGTGAAACCAGCTGGTGCGAACCAAGGGTACGCAACCTTATCATTCAGACCGAACGCTCCTAGTACTGCAACACTTGCTGGAGCAACAACATTCTGACCGGTGGCTACTTCTTCCATTATTACGTCAGGGAAGTATGCGGCAGCGAATGAAGAGTCAAGATTTCTACTTGTGAATGTAGAGACAGTCTGTGTTACACTAACTAAAGAGTTGGATCCTGTTACTACATTTCCAAGATTATCCGATGTCTCGATGTCCATAATATATAGCGCATCAAATCTATCTTCAACCGTTGTCATTGCGTAATCGGTAACCGACGAGTGCTTTATTCCAGGAATAGCAAGGAGCTGAATGTTGACATCTGAACGTTGTTCAAGGATGTCCAATGCCTTTCTATATCCTGCAACTGTTGGACCCTGTGTTTCACCTTGAGTAGCGTCATCCATTTCTCTCTTGCAAGCAGTCGAAGTCATATTGAACTTGTTTCTGTCAAAGAGATTGAGGCCATCGAATCCACCTTGTGCGATACATGTGAACTTAAGGAACTTTCTAACAGATGATAAACCGAAGTCTTTCTCAACGCTTAATAATCTTGTAAGTCCAGATGCAGTAGTCTTGTTAGTACCATCAATATCAGTCATATTTTCAGCTGCGCCAGTTCTGCGATATGTCGCGGCGGCCCACTGATTAGAGTCTGCCTTGTCAGCTGCTGTTACAACAACTTGAATATTTTCAAGAGAGAATTTATTGTTATTGAAGCGATCGCAGTCAAGAATAGTACCGGAGCTATCTGCAACTCCCGGATTGTCTCCAACTGAAACTGCTTGTTGGTCTTGTCTAAAGTCAGGGAAGTATGTACCCCAACTTGTCATCGACCCATCAAACACTGTGCTCTTGTTTGGCTGGGTACGGTTTGTCTTTTCTTCAAACTGAATTCCCCAGTAAAGCTGTGAGGATAGAATCTTACGTGGAGATTTTCCTCTGGCGACTGTTGACCTGAAAGGGATTGGTGGCTGTACAATATCTGAAGAGATGAATGTAGAAGAACCAAGGTTCGCAGCATAATCAGCAGAAGTCATCTTAAAGATACTTGACCCAGATGTTACCAAGTGATCGATACCGCGGAAACCGCATGGTAAAGCGTCAGCAGGTATTTCACCCTTATCTAGCGAGTCTGTTGGTTCTACTCGAATGTAGTTCGACTTGTTGGGGTAAGAACCTTCAACCACAAGTTTTTGGGATCCTACTCTCTTATCAAAGTCATAATATAAATGGTAATCACCAATTACGCGAGAGATATATCGTTCATCAATCGGATTAAGCGAAAGCTTCGGAAACTTTTCAATAATGATCGGAAGATCATCTGTGTCCATAAAGTCTCTAACTGCTAGGTCGAAAGTGCAATACTTGTTATTGACGTTTGTTGACTTAACAATATTGTCAATTGAGATCTTAACCCTAGTGTTTCCAATCGCGCCATCGTCTAAACACCAGATACGGAATAAGTCTTTGGGCGCGCCGCCATATTCCTGTGATATGATCTTCGGTGCCTTAGCGGTTCTAAATCTGTCTCTAAAGCCTTCAAAGTCTGGAATTGTTGAACTACCTATGTTTCTTCCTAATGAAGATGTAACAAGAAAAGCGATGTCTTCATATCTAACAACTTTAGAGCCGATAGACGCCTGAGTTACGTTAGGATTGGTACCACCGTTTGAATCCGCATTTCCAGGAACTGCTGGACAATATTGCGAATTCATTAGTCCAGATCCGGTTGGGACAGCAAAGCTAGAATATACTGGATAGTGAGTGTATAGATAATGTCCAGCTTTTTGAATATTAAGAGGATTAGTATTAAGAACGTTTCCAAGATAATTCGGAGCGCCAGGATCGAATGAGGCAGTAATAACCGTTGGGTAAGAATCAGTATGAGTATGACCGTTTAGTAATAAGACAAACTCTTGCTTACCAGCAGCGATATCGACAGCACCAAGAGTTGAACCAGCGTTGTTCGTGGCTGCAGCCCCGAATATGGTATCGGCAGCAATATTTTGTGCGCCAAACGAGCCGAGTGGAGTGTTATTCCCAGAGAATAATCCACCGCCGTAGCCTTGGGAGCCGCGAGTACCTGGTGTTGTTTTACGAGATGCGCTTAATGCTGGCATAACACCAGATGCAGCGAGTAACACTCCACGAAGTAAAGGTTGGTTGTCCTCCAAACCAGCTTCAGTCAAATATGTATTCGCTGAATTTGGTAATGTGCTACCCTTCATACAAACTGACAAGAAGTGCGCCCTACCAAGCGGACCTGGATTTGCACCACTTCTAGTACCAGCATATACGTTACCACCTAAAATTCCATTACCCTTTGGTAATTGTTCACCAGCAATAAAACCAGCATTTGTGACAACTCCTGTTGACGCGCGCTTCTTACCATCACCGCAACCAAGAACTCTAAGGTAAGTTCCTGCCTGTGCATATGATAACCATTGTCTCATTGCCATAGGACCGAATTTTGTACCATCAGTGTTACCAAATTCAGCAATAAAGTCTGCGAATGTAGCCATCGTTATAGGTACAAACGCTCTTCCTTGATCTGCTGTTCCAATAACCCCAGCTGGTACTCCGCTTGGGCCGGATTGTGTCGGACCCGAAAGGTCTATTTCTTTGGTAGAAACACCCGGGCTCTTAAATGTAAGTTCAGCCATTTGAAATAATCTCCTGTATTCTTCTTTTAACTATACTACGCAAAATCTACACCGCTATTTGTTATAATAAAATCTATAGCAATAAATTCTATCGCCCTAGTAGGTACAACGACAATGCGTCCATTTAGTCTGTTATTTTCAACATCTTCTGATGTGTTGTTTGATCCATCCATCACAACCTTGAATGACTCAATACCTTGTTGGGATTGGATCGTTGCGAGAAGTGGTGTTACTTGATTTACAAATCTTGCTCTTGTAGCATCATTGTTAGGCTCAAATAGGATCTTATCTGCAATCGCCACCACCTGTCTTTTAACTTCAAGTAACATTCTTCGGACATTAACTCTATCAAGCGCCGACTTGGCTAGTTGACATGTCTTCTGGCCGAAGATTACGAAACTTCCGTCAGAGAAGTTTGCGATGGGATTAACTCTAGCATCATATAAATCATCTCTATCACCAGCAGTTAGTCTAACCGCTGTATTACTTACGATACCAAGACCGCCGCGGTTGAAACCAGCTGGAGCGAACCAAGGGTACGCGACCTTATCGTTATATCCTAATGCTGACATTGCAGCGATAGAAGCGGGGACCCTCACCTTTGAATTAGTGTTGGAGTCAGTAATATAGACATCTGGGAAATATACGGATGTGTAGTTGTTATCAAATACTCTTGACTCAAATTGCTCCGCAGTTTCTCTAACATCTGGTAATGAATAGGATGCGCTTGCGATCTTAGAACTATCTTCTCCACCGAAGAGACGTGTTTCGCTCTCAGTCCAAGAAGGAATGTCCATTACATACATCGCCATAGAGTATTCTTTCGTCTTAAGTGCTGCATGGTCTGTGACGTATGGGTCACGAATACCAGGGATGGCTAAAAGATTAATTCTTGTAGACATTGGATCAGTCATGATCTCAGCTGCTTTACGATATGCTTGGATAATATTGTTCAACCGGCCTTGACCTGACTGATTCGTTAACGAACCACCAGAGTTCTTCGGAGAAAGTCCGATTGTACCTTGGTTGAATTCATCGGAAGCAAGTCCAGTTTGTCCACCAGACGTGGCATCCGTAGAAGCAGCTCTATCATTCATATAAAACATTTCTTTGTTAAGAATATTAACGCCGTCGAAGCCACCGTAAAGTGGAATGTTGAATGCTGTGTATGCAGTAAACCTGTTAAACTTAACAGAACTTGACTGGATTAGAGTTGCTAAGGTAACACGACCTTGGTTTGTCTTATCAGGATCCATGACAGCGTATGTTTGAGAGTCTGGTACACCATTTCTAATATAGCATGCTTCTTTCATCACTTCTTGTGCAGTACCTGTAACATATGTTAACAGATTTCCGCCACCGCTACCGGTACCTACAAGAGCGACCCTAGCTAGTGTGAACTTATTAGCGTTGAATGCATCCATTCCAGAACCTGTTACGACAGTATCAAGCTTTGAAATACCATTCATCTTAGCATACGCCCTAATGAGTGGGTTACCAATGCTAGAAGCGTTAACGTTAAGGTTTGCACTTGACATGCTACCGGTCTCTGGACAACGTGACCACTTTACACCCCAGTTAAGACGGCGATCAACAATCTCTCTTGAGCTTGGGTCACCAGCCATACCAGCGTAGTTATTCTTTACGTTTCCGCGGGTGATCTTGAAACGGAATGGTAGAGGTGGAATGATCGAACCAGTGAGCGGTCCAGCTGAGGCTGCAGCGGTTCCGCCACCACCCCACATTCTATTACCATTGACAGTATTTTCGCCGTATTGTACACCACCGAAGTTGAGTCCAGCTCTAGTATCTGTCAAAGAGTCTGACGTCTTAATGGCTGGCATTCCAGAGAAACCAAAGGGACATGCGTCTCTTGGTACAAGTCTATTATATACTGACTCGTGCATTACAACACGTATGTAGTTGGAAACGTTAGCGTATCGTCCTGTAACAATAATTCTCTTTTCAACGTCACTTTCTGCATCGAAGTTGTAACGAGCCTTATAATCACCAATCTTTCTAGCTATAAAGTTTTCTGATCCTGGATCGAGATTACAACCTGGATAAGTCTCCAAGACCTGTGGATCGAGATCGGAATCTGAGAACTTACGAACCTGAACTTCAAATTCAGGGTATGGATAGTTCCCATCCGTAGAAGCCCGCAGATTAGCTATGGTGATCTTTACATTATCATTTGCATACTCACCATCGGAAAGTGATTCAAATCCAAACAGAGGGTACTCAGCACCACCGTATGGCTGCGAGAATACCTGTGGTGACTGTGCTGTCGTATATCTGGTATCAAATCTGCCGAAGGCACTTAATGCTTTTCTCTCAGCACCCGTAAGGGCATTGTTCAGGTTATCACCAGAACCAGAAAGTAGTGCTAGCGGATATGCAGCTGATGCCCCACCAGATTCATCGACTCCAGCAATTTCTGACTCAACAGCGAAGTCGAGGTAAAGAAGGTGTTGATGCTCGTAGAACTTAAGTGGGTCTGTGTTCAGTACGTTAGCGATGTAATTAAGATTTGAAGGATCCAAAGAAGCAGTTAGGATTCTTACACCCTGACCAGCTATCTCCTTTCCATGCTTATCTGTACCAGCGAATTGAGCTGTATACGCTCCGCCTCTGGAGGAAGATACCGCTAAAGCGAAGAGGTTTCCACCATTGGTGAATCCAGCCCTCGCATCTAAAGTATTCGACCAGTCCTGTCCAATGTCAAGAATCTGCATACGACTTCCTGAAGCCGTAAAGATTACACCTCTTACCAGGTTTACGGTATCTGCACCGCTGCTGCTAAATGAGGGGTTGTCAATAAACATTGGGTGAGAATAGTCTGTAGCACCTGAAACGTAATGTTTCGCTGCTAGAAACTGAACACAACTATCTGAATATTTCCCAGTGTCTGTTCCAAGTAAGGTATCTTTGTTCCATTGCGAAGTAGCAGGAGTTAATTTAAACCCTGCGTTCACAACGGTACCTAGATTCTCAGTATTTGAGATGTCTGTTGTTGTCTCGTTTGCACCTGCCCCCAAAACCCTCATATAGGTTAAGGCGGTCCTGTTTGCCAGGAACGCTTGTACAGCGTAAGGACCAAATCTATTGGTGTCTATGCCTCCAAACTTGTTTATAAAATCAGTCATGCTTCCGACCGTTACCGGTACGAATGCAGGACCTTTTTCTGCGGTTCCAACAACACCTGCTGGAGTGCCTACGATTGAGGTTTCTCTTGCGGTCGCGTCTATCTCGCGCTCAAAAAAACCTGGTGATCTAAATGTTTGCTCTGCCATGAGTCGGTTCTCCTGGATCTTCTATATCACAAATAACTATTTCGTACGATGCCTAAATGTCTCATATAGCTTGATCAATCTTTTGTTAGTTTACCAAGATCAATAGCGATGCCACTGGGGGACGTCTTACTAAACTTAAAAACTGCTTCACCCGTTTTGGGATCTGCACTTGAAATTATGATTTCGAGGGTCTCTTTCTTTCCTGTAAATGGGTTGACATTTGTAATTATAGTCGTCGGACTCGTTAATCTCGCTGGGCCGGAAAGATTAGCTGCGGATTGACCTCCAACTTCGACTGTAGGAGTTCCTGGAAACCCCCCGATCGCCCCTGCTCCCTTTGGAACACCTATACCTGCTGGTGGATTACCTTCGTCAGCTGGGGTCGTACCAGCGAAGATCCAGTCCATCGGATTCCCAGAAGGAATGCCCGCTGGTGGTGGACCAGCAGGCATTCCACCAATATTTTGACTTACACCAAATTGTACATCAGGTGAAGAGACAGTTTTTCTAAATGGTACGGGCATTCCTGGTTCCTGTGCTACAACAATATAAGCAGCGACACTCATTGTGAAATTATATTTAACCAATCTTTCTGCGTCTGTGAAGTCATCAAAATTATTTTGTGGTGATAAAGCGGCATCAACAAATGCAGAAAATCTATATCCGGACTCAGTCTCGATGACAAAAGTTCTTCTTCTATTTTCTATATACCCGCTCATTAAAACGTTGAGCATTGAATTCATTTCTTGTGTATATTGTGTCCAAAATGTAATTTCATAAGTTGCAGTATATTGTTTGATCGGAGGAATTTGAATCATTTCTACCAAATTCTTTCGAAGGTTTGGCGTTAAAATTGTTCCTCGGCGGCTTGAAACAGAGACTGCAGGTGCTGGTCTTCGAGTTGCAAGTCTTCCGTTTGTAGTACCTCCGGCGTCGCCGTCGTTCTGTGTACCAAAAGCATCAATAGCATTTTCATCAGAATTCTTAAAGCCATGAATATTCTGAAGCCTTTGATATCTTAAATCATCTTCTGCCAACCTGACTTTAACTGTAATCGGACCGCCCTGAAATTGGCCGGCGCCCTTTGCTGAGTCTTGATCAATACTAGATCTTATCACTGATATAAGCGGAAGAATCAAAGCATTTGACTTATCTCGTAGTGGCTTATTTCTTGCCAGAATTGCGAACCGCTCACCAGTTGCGAATATTACAGGCACCTTCTTTACTTGATCTTTCCGCTTGTAAAAAAGAGGAAGTTCTTTATCAAAAAGGTTAAATACACCTCTATCAACATCTTCTATCGTACAAGAGGGCATTGTGAAGTTATCAGCTTCATCTCCATTATCATAGCCGCTGTCGACCGTCTGGTATTGCCCTTTTGTTAAAGAATATCTAGTTGCCATTTTAACTCTCGTCGTAGAAAGATGAGCTTATTTCACCTGGAGATCCCTCAGGGGATACTTCAGCTGGAGCTGGTTCGGGAGGAAGTTCTAGTTTTCCTTGTTCTATCAAAGCGCGGACGTCGCCTGTTGGACCTTCAGCATTTTCTGCAAACCCACGTTGTTGAATGAATGTTCTTTGAATAGCATCAGGATCGCCAGGATAATACCCTTCATCAGTAGGACCGATGGGCTGCTTATCAATAAGACCTTTTCTGGCTTGCTTCCCAAGAAGCTTAACTCCAGTCATGTATTCAATTTCTCCATAAATATTAGATTGCCATATCAGAGATGTAATTTCAAAAAATGTGTCGCCATAAGAGAAATAATCTCCTTCACGGATGTCTATATCTTTGTCTATTAAGTCTTTATAGTGGAGGTATGCTTCTATTGTATAAAGTTGCTCAGAACCGAAACGATTTGTTGATTGTGTTTGAGGAGACCATAAAACTTGCGCTTCAATTTCTAAAGCAGGGTCAAAATATTTATCGACTGCTTCTTCATAAATATCATGAATATGCGTTACATCAGTCCGAATAGCATAGTAATATATCTTTTGACCCACAACATCTTTCATTATCTCTTTAGTTAAATCAGAGATAAGATCTTGTTCACGGGGAGTTATAAAGAGTCTAGCCATACTTTAGTTTCTCACTTAACGATGATAGATTTGCCGAGGGGCATTGCCATGGCCTTAAGGGACCTCATAATATTCTCTGCGTTGGTGGCTTGTCCTTCTAATAGTTTACCGTACGTTAGGCTGTCTAATAGCTCTATAAGCTGGTCTCTAAGTCTTGTCTGGTCTTCGCGGCCTTGGGATACCAGGTCGGTTCCATTTAGATTAAGATCACCAGATGGTATTGGAACAGTTGCAAATTTAGAGCGTACCTGACCTAATAGCTCTTTACACAAAGCAAGAGTAAATTCACGTACCCATTGTCTACCCACAGAGTTTGTATGCTTATAATTCATTCTTCCGTATGGAGCGTTTGAAAGATTAGATACGCCATAAATCGAGTCATCCCGAATATCTGGATTGTATGGATCTGGTGGGAACGCAACTCTAATCCATAATTTGAGTGAATTATTCGATCCCGTTAATGTAGTAGGCATAGGATAAATTCTAATGTTTTGCCCGATTATCCTATATGAATAATTTGACTTTCTTACCCTATTCGATAAATCCATCTGGCCGGCTCTTAAAATGTCTTCAAAAACAGGTAGAACGTAAAAGACGGTTTCTGGTGTAAATGACTCAAAGCTAAATTCATTATTAAGATAATTTACGGCAGATGTTGTATCAAAAAATCTATACGCCGCTGACGGACTGAAGTGAAATACTTCCTTAATCCGCATTTTACCTCTTGGAGAGTTCTTACTGCTTGAAACGATAAGGTTTCCGTCGCCATCTTTTAATTCATCATAGATGTTATAATCTTGGCGCTTATACTCAAGTGAAATGGAGCCAGAAACCTCGTTGTAAGAACCCCCGATTCCCGCTTCAGAAGAATAAGGTTCAGCCATCCTCAATAGGAATTCAAGGTTCTGCTTAGGGAATAAGCCGGCTCTATTACTTCCGGTGCTGAAACCCAGCAAATTAGAGAGCTGTGACTTGGCATCAGCCTCGTTGATGATCCTACCATACTCTAGAAAAGATTCTTCGAAACAAGCCCACATTTGTTTTTTTGTCAACTCAACGCTAAGAATATCATCGCCAAGTTTCCTCTTGACAAATGAGATCATAGAATCTGCTTCTGTCTGAAATTCTGTATCAGTATCAAAGAAGCTAAATGGAGTTGGATTTTTAGTATAAGCAAAAGAAGACATTAATCACCCTACTGATAACTATTATGCAGGGCGACAAATGTCTTCTTTAACTTTTTCTGGAAAGTAACCGTTTAGGTTAGTAAATGTTATTTTGTTCCATCGGACCTTGGCCAAACTTACGTGCTAAAAAATTTACAACATTGTTAAGTCGGACTGTCACACCGGCTACATCTGGAATTCCGTCGCCGTCGGTGTCTTTTGCACCACCTGAGACTGCGGCATTGAGATTAGTCACATGCGCTGTTAACGCTTCGACCTGTGCCGTTAATGTTGCGACCTCAGCTTCTAATTTAGCTGTGTTGGTGCTTGTTGGTGTTGTTGTCGTATTTTTAGTGGGAGCGCTCTTAAGTGATGTCGCTTTTGTAGTAGTTGCCATTGTTGTTATATCCTCCAGGAATTACAATATAACATAACATTTCAAGCAGTAAAGTAAAAAAAATGCCACCCCGAAGGGTGGCATTCAGTATATATTTAAGCTAACTTAATGTCAAGCTTATGTCGCGGTGATGGAAGCTTCTGTAAATGATCTAATCACCCAGTAGCCACCGGTAGAATAGATCTCAAATCTATCACCAACCGCTCCAGCGCTTAATGCTGCTTTCGTGAAGGCATCATCGCGTTGACTACCGGTCTTATTTACACCCACTAGTGTTAGTACATTCGTATCGGTGGCAGTCGTTTCCTGGATCGAGTATTCTTCGTCCGAGAGGGATACTACACTGTAATGACATCCCTTACTAGCAGAGACACCGGGAAGTGACAAGATAAATGCTGTACTGGAAAGTGTAATAATCTTTCCACTATCTGCAACTGTTAACGTATAAGCCGAAGACTTATTCAGAACAGGTCTCTTTTCACCGGAGAGTGTTCCATTAGGGATAGCAGATGTGCCACCTCTTTGGAATAGACCCTTCGTTGGGGTTACTTTAATTGAAGGCATTTTCTAACTCCTATGTCGCGACGACGGCTGCATTTGCGAAAGCGGTTACGACCCACCAGTCTCCTGTACAATAAATCTCAAACCTGTCACCAATTGCGCCGGCGCTCAAAGTAAGGGTTGTGACTCCAGGATCATATTCTGAGGCGCCAGCGTTAACACTAAACGCTTGTATTTTACCTGAGGGTCCTGTGACAACGCCATTTGCGGCGCTAATCATAACAGCTGAACAATGAAAACCTGCCGAGGTCGCCAAAGCTGGAAGTGTTAATGTTCGAGCACCAGTTATTGTTATAACAGTACCACAATCTGCTTGAGTCATGGTGTAACTAGCAGTCTTGGCAGTTACGACTCTCTTATGTCCAGATAATGTACCGTTAGGAATCGCCGTAGTAGCGCTCCTCTGAAATAGACCCTTTGTTGGGGTCACCTTAATTGAAGGCATAATTTTTCTCCTTTAAGTTGGAAGGTTAGTCCACAGACGTCGATGCGACCGGTGGGGTCAGTCATTATGCATGCACCGTGCTAGCTCTAAATATGAAGTAAGTTGTCTGTTTGACATAAAAAAGGGGGCGGACCTCGAAAGGACCGCCCCCAAATATTTAAGACTTCGTCTAATCAGATTAGATGACGTCCATGCCCATGCATGTTACTGTACCGTAGAAGTCGGAACGAACCATCTTCTTGCCGTATCGAGTCATCACGCCCTTGCGAGGAGTGAAGTCTTCGGGAGCGAAGATAGTAGGAGTAACGATCAGT